TTCAGAAGTTTCTAAAACCTCATCTTCTACAAAGGTTTCTTGTTCAGAAGTTTCTGGAGAATCAGTAACCGCCAACAATTCTTGATCTGATATTTCTGGAGAATCAGTGACTGCTAGTAATTCTTGTTCAGAAGTTTCTAAAACCTCATCTTCTACAAAGGTTTCTTGTTCAGAAGTTTCTAAAACCTCATCTTCTACAAAGGTTTCTTGTTCAGAAATCTCTAAAGTTTCTTGAACCAATTCTTGCGTATAATCTTGAGATTCTTGTGTTTCTAAAACACTATCAATCTCCGCATCCTTTGCGGTAATAACCTCTGTAATCTCCGCACTCTCTTGGACTGTTGTTTCTACAATCTCAGTTTCAGAAGTTAAAATTGTATCTCTAAATTCTTCGAATTCTTGGGCAAGTAGAACCTCTAAATCGCCAAGGGCCTCTTGATACACTTCTGAAAAATTTTCTTGAATAAGTGTAGATAGTTCTTCTTTTACACTTTCAAAATCTACATCACCAGCATTTAATTGGTTTATAATACTTTGAAATATAGTTACATCAGAATCAGTTGATGTAGGAGATGTCGTATCAATCTTTTCAAGGTCATCATTAGTTGAGGAGGTTGATCTATCTGCATCAAAATTCGCAACCTCTGGATCATTTAATTCGACAATATAATCTATTGTTGTGCCATCTGCAACAACACTATATGTATTGGATTGATTTAGAGTTGGGTTTTCTAATGATAGTTGTACTACATCATTATTAGATATTGTTGCGCTTGTGCCTTGACTAGCTCCATTAACAAGAATATCTCCAACAGAAAATGATAGTGTTATGGAAGATGCAAGACCAGAAACAAATACTATATTTGATAATACGGTAATATCCCAAGAGGCGGCCGCCGCATCGTAAGTATATGTAAGTCCATTTTGCTCAACAACTTGGCCATCAGATGGGGCATCAATTCCAACTGGAGAATCAATTCCAACTTTGACTTTTACTACATCGTTAAATAAAAATATATTTTCTACTGACATTTTTCTTTGGTATAAAAAAAGGGGAGACTTTATGTCTCCCCTATATTTATGATAATTTTATCAATGTTTATAAATTATGCACCAAAGTTTACATAATTCCCATTCCAAGAGGAACCAACATTCTTAGTGAATGTGAGCGATCCTGCAGCGAGTGTTCCTGCGGAAGAACCACTACTTCTGACAGTAATAGAACCAGCAGTAGAAGAAACTTCAGTCACTGTAAGAGTAACTGTAGAAGTATCTACCAAAGTCGCCGTTGCAGTAGCACCTACTAAAATATCAGCAGAGATACTATCAACAGCAACACCAGTGATTGTAGTTGTACCAACATTGATTGTGACATCATCCGTAGTTACCAAATCACCTGAGCGATCACCATCATCGAATGTATAGTCTACTCCTCCAAGAGTTTCAATAGCACCATTAGTGGCACCTGTTGGGAAGTTATCCGAAATTCCTCTTACATCTCTTGGTGTGTAGTCACTATATGATGGTCTGATTGGACCACCTCTTGTCAAGAGGAAGATTCTCATACCGTTACCAAATGGTTTAGTAGACATCATACCCACATAAGTTCTGTGTGTTGAGTTTTCTGTTGTGTCAAATGCATCAGTTGTTCCATCTGATTGTTTCACATTGTGCCAGAAATACTCTCTTCTGAAGTTGAGTGGGTCAGCATTAGAAGATGTAGATGCAGTACCACCCTGTGGACTTAATGTACTAACATGTTGTCCGTCAAGGTCATACTTAGTTGCAGATGTCTTAATGATACCACCCTGAGTAGAACTATCCGCACCAGCAATACAGATCAAGTCTGCTTCTGCGTCACTATAGATAAATCTTTGTGATGCAAGTGGTGTTGGGAAGTTAAAGATAACAGTTTTATCCTGTGTAATCGATAACTGTTCAACAGGGTTAATACATGCAGGACTGTCAACCTGTGGTGTAACAGCGGATACATGATAATCCCATGGTTTGAACACATCGTTTTCACGAACAATAAATCTGTAGATACCTTTTGCAACTTTGTGAATATCGTTCCAGATTGCAGGAATATCTCTGTCTTCTGGAAGTCTAATCAAGTAAGTTGATCTACCAGTATCTCTTTCTTCTACGTCATTATAGTTTTCATATGAAATCTTAACAACTGTGGCAAACTCTAGAGGTTCATTAAACTTAACTTTATCTGTTGTCAATGAATATGCATACATTGGTTTTTGAACACCAAAGTATTCTGTAGAACCACCAGTCGTACCAAATTCAATATTACCATTCGCATCGAATTGATAATTTTGTCCTTGAACCGCAGCATCTGCCTCTTGTCCATCAACAAATACTTTAAGTCTGTTAACTTCAAAGAGTGGGTTAGATGCAGTACCGTATCTACCAAAGAAGTTGGTATACTCGTTATTAAATCCAGCACCTTCCCATGCATACTCGTAGATGAATTGGTCATCTTCTGGCATAGTATCAATGACAGAAAGAACTCTAAATCCAAATCCTGCAGTTTGTGCAGTTGCGGTTGTAAGTTCATCTCCAACCTTTACATCACCAGTAGAACCAGTTCCATCTAGTACAATAAAGTCTTGTCCAATACCACCAGTTGCACCAGTTTGGATTGCAGTACCTGCAGCATCAAGTGCAAGTTTGTGTCCAACTGCGTTTCCACCAAATGAAGAACCACTAACAGGAACTAGTGTTAAGTCTGAAATACCACCCACTGCACCAGCAAACTGTCCTGCAGTTCCAAGAAGAGGATTCGAACCAGTACCAGTTGTTGCACCAATATCTAGGTTGTCGATGAAAAGAACCCTGCGTCTTCTCTTTGCAACAAGTTGTTTTGCAGCAACAGATGTTGGCGTAAAGATTGCAACCGTTGAACTGATTGGAAGTTCTCTTGCCTGTCCGTTTGCATCAGTCGCAGGCGCAACTTCAGTTTTACTTACAAACTGGAAGTCATCATTGTAGTCCAAGAAGGTGTCAACACCATCAGAACTTCTGTGACGAACTCTGTATGTACGCAAACCTAACTGAGCAGGGCCTTGCATTTGTGTTCTTGCAACGGAATAGTTTTTCAAACCTTCACCAGTTGCATCATTAATTAATGTCCAAGAAGACGGAGCACCATTAGTATCTGCGACATCATATCTTGAACCTGCACCAGTACCATTTTCAAAACCAGTAATATAGTCACCTACTGGAACGAACGAACTACCATATGCAGAACCAAAGTTTAATGCAAATGCATCTCTGTCTGTGGAAGTAATATTACTTAGGACAACTGCAAGTTCTGCAGTACCCAATCCACGGTCGGTAGGGCCCGCTTGGAAGTTTGCGGCATTAATCTCTGGGAATTTATAGTAGTCGTTAACAACTGTAAATCCAGTTGCGGAATCTGTTCCTAACGCACCATGATCGGCAAGTGGAACGTTTGCAGTAGAAGAAGTGTTCAGATATGAAAGTCCTCTACCGTATGCTTCTGGGATCAATGCAACAGGTCTTGAGTCAGTAGGAATTGTTACATTCACTGGAAGTCCCGGCTTCAGTTTTCTACCGTTTACATCAAAGATTTCCAATTCATCCAATGACTTAGATGTGACTGTTGTTGCACCAGTAGTTGTATCCAACTCTTCACTAACCTCTGCAAAGAAACCGATATTAAAATCTGATGTTTCTTCTGGTCTAGAAGATGGAGAATACAAGCAGTGAACTGGAGACTTACCATCTTCGAATTCAATTTTACCAGAAATGTTATTAACGTGTCTTTGAACAACAAACCACGCATAATCGTCATCTTGGTCAACAGAGGCTTGGTCGAATACGAAAAGTCCAGTACCGTGGTCTGTACAAGTCAGACGGAATGCGATTGGATATGTTGGTTCTGTATCATCTGTAGTTTTACCTTGTCTACGGAAGAATCCAGATTTCGCCTTGTTACTATCGTTTGAGAAGTTATAGTAAATTTCACTAAGTTCTCCAGGCTGTCTGTAAACTGCCTGTTTGATACCGTCACGACCTTGTCCTTTTGAAAGGTCTCCGTTATCTTTAATTTGCAATGCAGTAGCAACATTTACATAAAGATACTCATCTCTAGTGTCATAGAAGAAACGCATTCTCCACTTCTGTGGTTTACGAGCATCTTTAACTGGCTGAGTCAATGAAACTGAAGTTGGAATCGCATCTGTAGCACTATTAATTTCTTTCTTGGATGAAAGTAAGTCTGTACCTTTTTCCGATTCAACAACAAACATATCACCAATTCTTTTAATCGATGACATCACATTTCTGTGGTTCTGTTGTCCGTTATTTCCAACAGGAATTGCTGTATTACTATCAGAGTCTACAAAAGGATATATAATATTGTATGGTTGTGCTTCGAAATCGGATACAGGAATTGCGAGTCTCCACTTTCCAGTCGCATACGCTTTATCCCCTGCAACCATACCAGTAATTGGTTCACCGTCTGTTGCATCTTCATATGAAAATGGATTACTTTCTTCATTGTTTGTACTTGTCATTTCAAGAGTTGTAACATATGGATTTAATGTATGTCCATCACCTGTAACTCTAAGAATTGCAGTACCAGAACCGTTTACTTCGATAATTCTTTTTCCATCATCCGCAGCGGTAAACCCGTCTTGGTCAGTAACACCAAACTTTATTCCAGCATCGTCATAAAGTTCAACTATTGCACCATCAACCGCACCGCCCTTAATTACAAGGGATGCAGATCTTTGAGGAACACTAGAAAACGCAGAACTATAGTAGTTACCATATGGGTGCAAACATAAATCTTTTGCAAGAGTTCTTAAGAAACCGTCACTTGCAGAAGGATCTTTGTCAGTATCGATGAAGTATTCTAAAAGAACTGTATCACCAACTTGGAAAGACTCACTTCTCCATGTTACTGTCCCATAATCAAATGCAAGTTGGGTTGATGTTGTCACTGCTTCTACAGTGATTACCAAATCACTTCCACCATCGTTTCCAAGTTCTGCATTTGGAATAGTAATAGTATCACCATTTGAATAAGTTTCACCAAACTCCAAAGGAACAACTTTTGTTACTGTACCACCAGCGTCAACATATACTTGGAACTTTGCACCAGTACCAGCAACAGAATCTGTAGTTGTTGTGGCAACATAATAGACGCCTGGTCTATGTCCTGTTTGCCCACTGGTAATGTTTACAGAAGTAAGTGCGCCGATACCTTCAAAGAACGAAACGTAGAATTGTCCTTCATCTGGACTTTCATCAATTTTTGCACTTAAGGATTGAGAAGCGGCTGCATCATAATTGTTACCAGAAGAAATAATATCAACTGAAACAATTCTTCCAGAATTATCAGAAGTTGCAGTTACAACTGCAGGAGTTAATGTTCCACTTGTTGGTTCACCACCTCTAATATTTACATTAAAAGTTGTATTTGGTGCATAACCAAAACCACCATCAAGAACGTTGATAGATTGAATTGCACCATTTGCATCTAATTGAATTGAACCAAGAACAGAAGGAAGATTTCCGTTTCTATATGTTTGTTTTAATGGGCGTGTAACAGTTGTAACAGTACCACCAACAAATACTCTTCTCTGTGAAGAGAGTGCATATGGTGCGATTCTGTCAAATTCGTGTTGGGCCGGTTTTGAAAGCCTTGTATATGTCTGATTGAAACTATTCAAAAATTCGAACTTCTGTGCGTATTTCTGCTGTTGCATAGATACCATTTCGTTTCTTTGAATAGAAAATCCACCAGAAAGGAACTCTGTCGATAATGCAGTAGTCATCTAATAATTCTCCTTTGAATGTTTTTTCTTATATTTATAACTTTAAAGTGTTTCAAGTATTTATACCCAGTTTATGTAATTATTTTATTTTATTTTAACTTCCTAGTGTCGACCCAGGCGCTGTTCCAGGCGTTACATCACTGTATCTAATACTAGAACCAGTAACTTGCATAAACACTCTCATACCATTTCCATTCGGTAATGTTGCAGACATTCCTTCATACTTTCTGGCATTTTTTCTCCAAATATACTTAACCCCATCGGGGCCTTCATGTCCTGCATATCTTGTAACTTCATTAGGAGAAGTTAAAGAAATTGAGGCAGGAACAAAAGAACCACCTCTAAATTCTTCGTTTACTCCATCCGAATCATCATATTTGTTTATTTCTACATGTCCTGACTGAGTTGAGAAATCTGCAGAAGAAATACAAATAATATCAAGTTCACTTTGTGGATAATAGAATCTTTGAGTTGTTATCTGAGTTGGGAACGAGAAAACAAAATTTCTATCTTGTGTGATAGAAAGTTGTTCCATCGGATTGATAACAGCATGAGAATCAATTTCGTGCATTGTTGCAGAAACGTGGAAATCCCATGGTTTTAATACATCTTGTTCTCTAACAACAAATCTATTGATTGTTTTTACTTCATTCATGTTTCTTTCTGGGAAATCTCTATCCTCTGGAATAGTTATGATGTATGCACCCTGAGCAGGATTTGAAGTAACATAGTTAATAATAGAAATTGTCAATTCCGAACCCGCCCTTGGAGCAACTTTGAAATAAAATGTATGATTGAAGAAATCGTACATATATTCATTTCTCAAAGTATTTGGTGAGGAGAATACAGGATCACCTGGCAACTTATTTTGCAATAGATAATTGCCAGTTGTCGTAACTGCTTGTGTATTAGTCACACTAAAAGTTGGCGATGATGGATTTGCTGCATGTTGCGAGAAAAAGTTTCTTCCAGTTGAACTATTTGAAGTTCCCGAATCAATTGTATATGGAGTTGTAAGCGAAACCTGACTATTATTCCACTCAACAGAGTTACCATCTACAGATGGGAATTTAAAGTCTGCACCAAGCGTGTCAACCCCTGCAGCGTCTAGAGATTCAATAAATCTTTGAACTGTACTTGGATCTCCATTGTTAACCCAATCTTCATAAGTTAAAATATATGCATTACTATCTCTAATTACCTCAACATCATCCAATGCAACAACCAAAGATTCAAAAACTTTTTCCATATTCCCGACAGGAGAGCCAAATAGAATATCAAGTAATGCAGAATCCGCTTCTTTATAATCAACCAAACCAACAGATTCTGTTGCAGCAGGAACACCTGTTCCACTTTGAGATGCATCTCTAAATGTAGACATTCTTTCAATAATGTTTTGTGGAAACGCAATATTTTCGGAGAATGAAATTCCTGCAGTGTTTCCAAGAACATAATTAGCTGAAATAGGAGTAGTTGCAGTTAACAAAGAACCACTTCTGTCATAATGTTCTAATACTGTAGTTGCAGTTGTTGGAGTTCCCGATGTAACTTGTTCAAGTGCGGCGGGAGAAACAGATGCCCCAGCAGTAAGTGCCACATCTTTTCTTCTTGGTAATGAGTTAAAACCTTGAATTTGAAGGTCAAATACTGGGTCAAGTATCTGTTCTGCCCATGTTGAACCAGAAAGTCCATCGGTTGGTACAATAATCCACTGTGGTGTCCCTGATGGATTTGCTGTAAAGTCTACCATAACATCACCAGAACTAGATGTTCCTTCTTCAATAGTTCCCTGTGCAGGGACAATTGGAGGGCCGGCCGCATATGTCTGTGTTGTTCCAACAATATTTGCAGCAGACCAACCACTAACAAGTAGTTCTCCGTTTGTTTTGTTAAATGAAACAATACGTCCACCACCTGTTTGTGCATCAGATTCCAGAATATATTTACCAGGCGTCAAAGTTTCCCCTGCGATTGCGCCAGGCGAGTTTGTAACATCCACTTGCAGTCTGTATAGTGTTTGTCCCCAAAGATTTTGATTTTCTGCCATCGCATTACTAGAAAAACCTCTAGTTAAATCTACTCTTACATCAGTGTGATATAATTGACCAAGTGAGTTTTGTGTATTACCACCAGTTGCGTATCCAAGTGCAGTAAAGTCAATAGCATTGACAATGCCATTGAATAGTCCACCATCTCTGTTAACATAGATAGTTGGTGCTTCTGATCTGAAAACTTGTCCAAGTGAGTTTTGAATTGGGCCAGGTTTACTCAAATCATCCAAATCTTGTGATGCAAAGTATGGTGTTAGACTTGAAACATCTACAGGACGTTTGCATGGTGAATATACACAATGCACTGGAGATTTTTCTGTAAACTCTGGTTGTCCAGTTGTTTGGTCAACATGTCTCTGTACTACCAACCATGCGTAGTCATCGTCTTGATCTACTGATGCATGGTCAAATAAGAAAAGTCCCAAACCATGGTTTGTAACTGTAAGTCTATAAGACATTGGATATGTTGTTGAGATTGAGTCTTCAACTTGAGTTTTTCTAAACCACTGTGATTTTGCCTTACTCATTTGTAAGATTGCACCTCTACCGATCGTTGGAGAGGTATACACATCGCACAATTCACCAGGCTCTCTATAGACAGGATTTTTAATACCGTCACGACCTTGTGGTTGTGAAATCGTAAAATCATCTTTTAATTGATAAGCAGTTGCAACATTTACTTTTAAGTATTTTTCATCATCATTCCACTCGAATCTCATTCTCCACTTCTGTGGTTTTCTAACTGCAGAAGGAGAAAGGCTTGATGCAAAACTTAAGTTTGTGTCTGATAATAAATCGACACCTTTATTGGACTCGACTAAGAATCCATTTGTAATTCTTCTCAATGCATCTTTAACATCTTCTTTATCGTTACTAACTGGAGTAGGATATATCAAATCGAATGGTCTTTGGAAGTTATCATTTTCTTGGAATGTAAGCATCCAAGATGTGCCTTCTTCTGTACTTGCCAATTCATCTTTCTGTCCAGACGCAGTAATCGCAGATGTAATATTTGGAGTATTATTTGTTTGATCGTAGAAAATTGCAATGAAACCATTTACTGCAGTACCTGTTGGTTCTCCATCTGATGTTGTTGCTTTTGAATATGCCCAGTAATCAGTATCAACTGCATTGTTTTTTGGCCATGAATAATCATTTGCACCACCAGATAGTGTCTCTTGCTGTGGGCCAAGTCCGCCAGGCCCCACTAATGCACCATACGGAACATCAATTGTCTTGCCCCAATGGTAAGATATAGTAAACACGCATTGACTTAGGTCTGCGACCCAAGGCATTACCTCTGTTCTTTTAAATTTAAATAGAGTTGACCTTGAAACATTATTAGAAGTCGCAATCCAATCTTCAGACGGTAAAACTCTTCCATTCAAAGAAACTCTAAATTCACCAGAGCCAAGATCAGAAATTGTAAGTGGGAAATCACCAATAATTGATGGCCATGTGCTCGAGTCAGCAGGGTCAATATTTGCAAACGGCGTTGAACCACCCGAACCCAAGTTTAATTCTGTAACTACTTTATGTTCTCTTACAACTTTCCAAAGTTTACCAGCAACTAATTGGTCTGCTGGCGTACCATCTTCGGAATAATCTCTATTATACTGGACTGGTAATACTTGTTGATACGCAGTAAGATTTCCAGTTCCTGCGTCAATTTCATTAAGAATTTCACTTGTTGTAAAATCACTGGTAATTTCATTGCCAGGAGTACCATCTGCATCAGTATCAAAAGTTACATCTCTACTTAAATTTAAATTAAATACTTCTGGGAATTCAAATGGATGAACTGTTAAATCGTGTGCCAGTTGGAATAAAAGTCCACCATCATTTCCTGTGAAATGTGTAACATGTTCGATATACTTGATTTCAATTACTTCTCCAGAAATAGGACTAACGTTGTCGGCAAAAATAATTGCGCCGAACTCTCCTAATGCAGAATCATATTTAATTGAACCTTGTCCTGCAGAAGTACTACCTTCCACATAAACTTTATCTCTATATAATTCTGCATCAGTTGCAGTTACTCCAGACACCAAGGAGTTATTACCAAAACGTCTGTTAAGGTAAAAACGTGTTTCTCCAATTCTGATGTCCCACTCCCAATCCTTATCAGAAATATCAACTTTTGATCTTAAAAAATAAGTATTAGACCCACTCAGTGCGTTGTGTGATTCAACTTGACTGCGGTGAGGGACATCGATAATGTCATTTCTTTGTATGCTATATCCACTGGCAATAGACATTCATATCTCCTTTGTATTTTTCTTTATATTTATAAAAATTTTTTTGTTGTTTTAGTAAATTCTCAAACTATCTTCATACTGCTGGTGTTCCTACAGGGTCATATGTGTCAAGATTGATATCACTATTAAAGATGTATTGTCCATTTACTAAGACTAGTAATCTCATTCCATTTCCAAACGCCATGGTTGAACGCATTCCTTGGTATCTTCTTTTATCTACATTAGTACCATTGTATAGATATGTTGTCATTGGTACATTACTAGATTCTGCTACTACTTCTGCAGAAGAAAAACAAATCATATCCATCTCTTCTTTAGGATACATATATCTTTGTGTCGTAAGTCCAGTTGGGAAAGTGATAATAAATCTATTTTCATCTGTAATGGCCAATTGTTCTAATGGATTAATAACTGCATTACTATCTGTCTGATGTTTTGTTGCAAATTTATGCACATCAGTTGGTTTTAATACATCAAATTCTCTTACAACAAATCTCCAAATATTTTTTGCTTGCCATTCATCCGCAAGATAGTCTTCTCTATCGTATGGACTCAATATATAGAATGTTTTTGAATTGTCCATGTTTGATAAATTGTATATATTTCCCGCTTCATCAAATACTGTATCAACCAAATCTTCTGCAGTCTGTAGGTTTGCTGCTTGATTAGAAAAGTAAATTCCGGCATCAGAAGAATAAAAACTTTCTCTAGAACAAGAGTACATACAATGAACAGGAAATTTTGACGCTTCGTCAGTTCTTGGAAGTCCCGATTCATTACTTGATGTTCTTTGAATACAGAACCATGAATAGTCATCTGCCTGATCTGCAGCTGCATCATCATACATGTAAAGAACGATACCTTTTTCCGTCATAGTAAGTCTATATGAAAATGGATATGTTCCCTGCAGTTCTGCATTCATCTTTGGAAATCTTTTAAACCAACCATAACCTTTTCTTTTATTTCTAAATCTAATCGACCTGTTATTAACATATTTCTTATAATCTGTTCCAGAAGGTGCGGCTGCCTGATTAAATGAAGAACCTGTATCTGGTATGTAGAAGGTTGCAAGTGGGTACTCTGTAAAAGTATGAACTGTAGAAGAACCTGTTCCGCCAGCGTCAATGTCTGCCTGATCTGCTGCAGCCTTATCTAAGTATACTGGATAGTAATATCCTTGATTAATACCATAGTTACCAGTATCAGTGTTTTGTCCAAAGACAAAATATGGCCCTGTATTCGCAACATCTGCAGTAATAGTTACATCATCAAAATGCAAGTCTACCAGTTCTCCTGGCATTCTTATAATAGAAGTATCAACAGTCGAACCATTTTCCAATGTAATTAATCCATCAGTTGTAAGTTGTGGATTTGAAATCGTGCCATCTGTACTAATTTGATTTGATGTTCCTACATTTACCTTAAACCATCCATACATGGGATTTGGAATACCGACTGTACTTTCCCAACCACTATTTAAAATTCCATTATAACTGTAGCCTGGATGATATTCTGGTTGATACTCTGCCTCTAGTACGGTATTTCCTTCTTTGTATTGTTGTCTTCCTTGTGATGCCATTCTAAGATTTAATTGATATAATTCACTGTTAAATTCTCTATCACCAGTTGTACCGACACCAGCACCCATTAAACGTGGGCGAAGATCAAATTCAAATCTTATTCTATAATTTTGATCAATACCTCTCGCAACTGCACCAGACTTAGGCAGAATTTGATTTGTAGTCTGAAAAATCATAACATGTTGCTCTGGATTGGTTCCATCACCAACCTCACTGAAGTTTGCAACACCAGCGTATACACCACTACCACCACCATTTGCAGAAGATGGGCGGTTTAATGATATCTGACTAAAAAATTGTTTTGTTACCTGAGTTGTAACCAGAGTCTGAGTCTCATCAATTAATTCATTTCCGGCGATTGGTTCACCAGCGAATAATGGCCACTCTCTCGCCAAATCTTCAGCAAGAACGCCCATAAATCCACCACTAATACTACCATCATTACTATTTACGCCGCCGTTGCCGATTACAGAAGTAAACGAATTTCTTTGACGAGATATTCCAAAATTGGGAAAGTAGTTTGGGTCTATATTTCTCTGTGCCATTAATTTTTTTCTCTCATTACTTTATCAACTATTTATCTCTAAATATTGAAAGAATTTTTCCAGTTACAAAAGTAATTGGATGCCACACAGTACACCAAATTCTTCCTACAATATCGTCTTTTTCTTTTTCACCAATACCTAAATGTCCTGCATAACCATCTCTACTTAAAATATACTTTAAGTGTTGTGTTCTTCTTTGCGCCAACCATCCACCAGACTTAGTTAAGGTGGTACTCTTTCTCATTCCTTTAACCCAAGGCATGAATAAGAAATGATAACCTCTTTGATGATACTGAGTCAAATGAGTCTTTGTATGCAATCCCCAAATCTTCATTGCAATTTTCCAATCATCTAGTTGTGTTTGTCTATACATTTCAGTACAAACAATCTTATCAGACTGTCCAGAAGTACCACTACCACCAGAATCACTAATGTTGTCATCTCTAGTTGGGCCAATCATTGTCCCTGTCTGTCCTGTTCCAGTAGAGAACACACCATCTGGCTGATCCGCCCTTAGGGATTGAATTTCATCATGTGTCATAGGACTATCAAAATATGTTACAGTTCCAGTTGATGGTTCATAGTGAGATGAAAATGTCGGTTCATTATTATTATCATCCCATCCACCACCACCAGAATATACTGGATTTCCGTTTCCATCTGTAACAGGATTTCCGTTTCCATCTGTAACTACTGTTATGGGTGCCGTGCTTCCTCCAGAAGAGCCGCCGCTATCGCCACCACCTGTGTCTGCAGGCGGTGGGCGAGTCCAAGTTGTTCCAGTACCAGTTCCCCCCAAAGAGAAACATGAGAAATGAGTTAGTCCACCCTCTACATAGAAGTTACCCATAGGCGAAGGCGTAACTCTCAAATCAGTATAATCACTATCAACACCGTCATCCATTTCAAGTGTAGTCCAACTATTATTGTTGTTTTCAGTTGTCGAGGCCCCACCCGGCAGTTCTTTTCTGAATATTCCCCATATTTCATATGTTATGGTATTACCCCCAGCAGTCTTAGTACAAGTGGCAATGCGATTGCTTGGATCCCTATGATAGCGCCATCCATTATAATCTATACTTTCTGTACTTCTACTGTCGTTGTCAAAAGACCACGATCCTTCCCAATTTATATCCCATGAATAGTTACTGTAGGGGTTATTTTCGATAGCGGAAACAAATCCATATGAAGAAAGAGTATTATCGCTGTTGGCGACAGTTCCAAAACTAACACCATCACCTTTAATCACATCTGTTCCCCATTTAATATAATACATAGTGCGTTGACCTTCCTGTCTTAGCACGGCAAAAACAGATGTACCACCTGTAGGGGGTTCATCACAGTTACCAGAATGTAAATAATCTGGAAATTGTTTATTTTTAAGAGTACCTGTCGGCCGTCCGTCAGAAGTTGAACCACCAGTTGTGGTTTGGTGTGACCTTCCATCATCAATCACTCTTGTTGTCATTGATGATGCTCTGTTACTTTGCAATCCAGAGGAACGTAAAACATAGACATCATCTTCACTCAATGTAAATGTCTGTGTACTAGCATTAGTGCCAAATACGATTGATGACGGGCCAATACCACCACTACCAATATTAGTAAATGTCATTGTGTTTTCATAACTAGCTTGTCGAGTAGTTTCAAATGTAACCGTACATTTTCTAATCGGCCATGGGTCTGGACTTTGAATATCATTATCAATGTCACTTCTCTTTGCACCAGTGACAACATATTCATCTGGCGCCTGTACTGGATCTGTAGTTATTTGTACGGATGGAAGATATCCAGCTGGTGGTTGGGGACTAAAGAATGGGCCAGGCGCAGTGCCACTTCTTTCTACTTTTGCGTAATGTTCTCCATTTTGACATAAATATACACGGTATTTTTGTGTTCCGTTTTTCTGCAATTGGAAAGTATGCACCAAGTAATACTGTTTTCCTTGTCCGAATAAAAGTATTTCTTTTGAAGAAATTGAACCAGTTAACTCTTGGTTTCCTTCACAAGATACATTCGCAACAGAGTACATAACAACTGCACCCCTATCATCAATCAGTGCTATGCCAGGCTTCGAGATTTTTGTGTAGTCATTTCCTTTAGAACCAAATACAACAACTACACCATCTCCACCATCTCCTGAGTTAGATTCATATGTACCTTCTTGAGTTTGACTGCCAGGCACCAAATCTAAGTATGAGGTCTGATTTGATTGTCCGCCTCTACCGACTTTAATATCAACAATATCGCCGGGCGATACCATAAAGTCACCAAAGAATCCACTTGCAGCTGCCTGTCCACCAATAGTAGCACTTTTCGATGTACTACTATAATATCTCATACCATGTTGGCCAGCTGCACCACCAGATCCATATACTGGATTTGGTTCTGATGGACTTCCATTTGTTGGAAACTCAGGTGCAACTCTTGTACCAGAACCATGCCACGAAGAACCGCCGTCTCCACCATCATTATTAAAGAAATGCAATTCTCCTAATCCTGATGATGCGAACCAGTAAGTATTAATTGGGAATTTTTCAACCAATGCACTTACAATATTTGCACCACTTGATGGAAGGTCTGCATAATATGATAATGGAGTACTTTGTAAATTATCTCTTGTGTATTTCAAAGAGTTTGTTGGTAAAGTAGATAGTGCGTAAGTTCTATTTGTCGCAACCCCACCAGTAACACTAATCAGTTCACTCTTTCTGGGTATAGTTCCCTGGCCAGGTATTACGACAGGTGGTTCCGTAACTGTAGATCCAAATTGTGCGGCGTATTCGGCAGTACCAACAACATAATTGATTCCTTCGAATACTGTATAATTTTGTTGACGGAAAAGGTCTCTGTCAATTATATTAGAGTTTCTTCCAACATATTTTTGATAAATTTTATCGATTGTATCTGTGTCCAGTGAAGTTTCTAGTGTGAAACTATTCATTGAAATTCCACCAACACCTGTTGGTTGAGACACAGCACCACCATCTGTAACACACCAGTACCACTGTTCATCATCTGAAGATGACCAATGGGACAATTCAACCTTACCCTCAGAGTCAAAAACAAGATGTCTTGGGGCAGGACTAGTAGCGGTAGGCGTATTACGTCCGTTTATCCCCCAGAAGTTTTTTGTCCAAAGTAGAACTTCCATTCCAGCGTAATCAGGGCCAAGATTTAATGTATAAGTTCCAGACTCATCTGGGGTTGTAAAGTTTGCGCCTCTTTTACCAATCGCATAATACCACATTTCATTATCACTTGATGATGGATGCATGAAAGAAAAGTAACCATCATTATCGACACTAAAGGTATATGATCGGAAAATATTAAAACCCCAAACATATACTGATTTTCCAGCGTTGTGGACACCTACAAATATTCGAGTTGTATCGGATCTAGCCGCAGTTGTAAATTGTCCTGCATCTTCTTCTGTTGTCATAAAGAACCATTTTTCAGGATCAGAAGATGATCCGTGAGTAACACTGACATTTCCATTAGTATCAGTGTATAGTTTCGCAGACTTATAAAAATTATGGCCCCAAATAAAGATGCCCTTCCCAGCGGGCAGGCCAGTTGCACCAAGTGGTAAATCGTGTGTTCCGCTTCGAGCTAAAGTGCTAAATCCACCCCCATCAATTTCTGGTGAAATTGTAGATGTTGTTACTGTTTTTAAATCAGTAACAACTCTAACTGTAGAGTCTGGATTTGTAATATTCAATCTACCAGAAGCAAGTCTAATTTCTCCTTGATTTCCTGTTAGAGTGGGAGCACTTGATCCAGTATAATTAACTTGACGAACACCGTTCACATAAATTTCTAATTCTGGGCGAACACTCTGCGTAGTATTTTGTAAGTATGCATTATATTCATAATAAAAATTACCACTACTTGAAACAATAAACTCAGAATCTGTTGCGGCAGAATTTGCTGCAATAGGAGTATTTGCGGTAGTAGATGTTACTTCAGTGGTTTGTGTAGGTGCAGTCCAGGCGGTAAACGTTACCTCGGTGGATTCATCAGTTGTGCCAATTCTTCCGCCTCTGTAGTAATTCTGGCCATCGGTATCTGTAAATACATATTCTCCCAGTGCAGGAAATCCACTAGAGATTGTGCCTCGGACAGTTCTAATTGGGAAAATAAAACTCGCATTGTATGCATAAGTGGTATCACCAAGATGTTCAAAAGTCAAAAGTAAATTATCAACCACATTTGATATAGTTGTAGTTGTTGTTTGATTATTATTGGCAGTTGTACCATTTTCTGCATAAACTTTGTGTTGATAGAGATTACCACTGGTATTAATAGTACCAGTATCGGTGCCAGAATAGTTTGGAATATTCGTTGTTGTACTTGTAGACAAACTACTTGCTTGAGCAAGTAAATATCTAAATCCGTCTGGCGTTCCAAATGTATTCGGGCCAAAGTCTGGGTTTGCAGCGATAACATCAACAAATCCAGTTCTTGTTCCCTGTATATAACGAATGACATCCACCACAGTATCTGAGTTTACATGTCTAGATTTCTCTGTTGCATTAGCGTTTCTTTCCAACATACTATTGTATATTCTATCCGTAACTTCTGCAGAGACTTCTAAACTTTTAACTCTAGATATCTTATACCACTTTAATGTACCTTGAGGATCTTCATCAATAACTTCAGAAGTTGAAGTATACAACCAACCAGAACTATCTCTAACATCTTCTGAAATATCATTTGATGTTGCAAGAAGTTGGTTTTGCCAATAAAATTGGTAGTTTGAGTTATTAATTTCTAAAATATATGAACCATTGTACTTACCTTCGGCATAATCAGTTTCTGAAAAACCACTTGCAAGTGTTACTGTTCCAGTCTCTGTTTGAAGTGTATCAGTAGTCTCGCCACTTCTTGTTGTAGACTCTCCTGTTGCATTTGAAAGTTTACCACCAATACCACCAAAAATTTTAATCTTCTGATTATTTGGCATTGTAATAGTTGTGTCTTCGCCATCAAATCCTTGGTCTTCCGTACCTACCAATCCTTCACGAACATAATCTTCTACAGTAGGTTGGCCAGGAATATATTGTGAAGAACCAGAACCACCAGCACCAGTTGCTAAAATTCTAAGTCTTCTGTATCCTTTTGGAATTCTAATTTTCCAATCACCAGCCTCAAAGACTTGTTGATTGTCTACTTTGTTAGACCAGTGTTGTTCATACCCAACTTGCTCAAATCCTTCTTCAGTTCCCATCTTGAAACTCATTGCAGGAATAGTTAACTTAACATATTCCCAATCTTGTGGAGTATCAATTCTTACAGAACCAAGTTCTTCATTTCTTGTGAAATAGACGGTATTATTATCATTAATCTGATCCCACCTAGTCATAAATGTTCCATCTCTAAGGCGCATATATTTCCATGCGTCTTCAACACATATGGTAGGAATTAAAATATTATAAGGAAGTGTTGCATCAGATGTTCCACGGAAATCAGAATATTTTATTGTACGCCCTCTGGGCCCAACAGGAATATTTCTATTATTAAATCTATCTGGAACATTACCACCACCTCTATAATATTCGGACAGAGAATGGGGTGCGGAGTTATTTACTGGTTTAAACTCCGCAACAATGTGCGTCATTTTCAGTCTGCCGTCTGCTGGTATTGCCATGTTAGAATTCTCTTCTCTTACTAATTAATTAAACTTGGAATGCAATAATGTCACCACTACATTCAATTTTTAACGACTGATTTCCAGTAACTTTGAGATCTGCACCTTCAATTCTTAGTGTTCCAGACATTGTATCGCCAGTTTTCTTAACGTATCCGCCCGCATTATGATCTTGAATCAATGGAAGTACTTGGAGATATAGTGCATTAATAGCATTAACAATTGAAGTGGTATCGCCAACTCCACTCAACAAATTACCAAGTGGGTCTGCATCACCGGCCGTCCCTCTTACAACCAACTTATCTTCTTTGGTTTCTAATTCGGTTATAATATTGTCAACTCTATCTTTAAGACTTCCAAAAACTTCATCACTGACAAATTTCAAGTTGAAATCCAGAGCGCCTATGTTTTCTCTTACAGTATCATGGGTTGCAAAATTATTTAATAACTCTTCCTCATACACACCATCATTATTTGTACCCACTGCGTATTTCAAGAAGTTTTGTACAGTTTCTAATCTGGTTGCTCTAGATTCTAATGAAGTGATATCGTCCTCATTAACTTTTACTGCACTATCCAATTCAACAAGATTTGTCTTTACTACTGCATTATTATCACTGTCTGTAGAAAGATAATTAACACCCAAACCATCATAATCAAACTGTCCTGTAAGAGCACCACCACCAACTGTAAGATTTAATCTATCTAATAAATCAGATTTAGTTTTCAAAGTGGTATCTAAAAGACTGATTCCCTGTCTAAGACTAGTCGCAGAAGGAACATACGTTGCCGTAGAAAGTAATGAATATGTTCCGTCAGCATTTAATCCAGCAGCATTTTGGGTTACATCTAATTCTGCCTGTAAGGCATTATCTGCTGCAATTCGTGCGTTTCTTTCTTTTTCTACTTCATCGTCTGTATATTCTACAGACCATTGATTTTCTGCATTAATGGTGTCTACAAGATTCTCTCTTCTCCACCCACGATTTTCTGGGTCAAGATTAGACATATTACCAATATTTCTAGTATTGATATCTGTATGAGTGTTTACTTCGTTGATTGCATCAACGATTGTAGATTGTGCATCAGTTTCTAAGAATGCAAGATTACCAATATTTGCAGCCGCTGCTTCCGCATAGACTTTCAAATTATTGGTTTTGACTCTCCACTCTTCAAAAGTGTCTGTTGTCAACACATCTACAAGGGATGGATATTCTACGGCCATTTAAAGTTTCTCCAATATTAAGTTTAGTGTGTTTTTTATTTCATTCATTTCTTGTTGTAAGTCTCTTATTTCTTCGTCACGCCTTTTAAGTGCATTAGACCTTCTAATAAAATTATTATAACCATTGTTATCAGTATTTATTATCGCTTGCGAGTTCGTATCTCTAACAAGGTCTTTATTACCTTTAACTTTTAGTCTCATTACAATCTCCAATTAAGTTGCCAATGCAATAACTCTAAAGTCTCTGACTTTTGGTACAACACTAGAGTTTTTACTCTTAAGAACAATTTTGATTGCTACAGAATTAAATTCTGGCAAGTTTCTTACTTCATAATCAAATTCTTTATAGTCTGAAATATCTTTAGATGCCTTACTATAAACGGCGGGACGGTCAAGTAGTACATAATCAAGTTTTTCAAAATTTTGGTCTGGGGATGTTTTAATTTTGTAATAAAAATCTACATCCGTCACATCTGGGCGATAAACCGAACCCATAACTTTTAGTGATGTTGATGACTGATCTAATTTAATTTCCCTTGTCATATACTTAGTTGCAGCTGAACCACCGTGTGGACTCGTTTCATCAACAAATCCAGTATTGACATGTCCTCTAACTCCACTAGGGACATTTTCAGCACTATTTGTTACATTAGATACCAATACGGCAGCAATTCTTTCTAAGTCAATAATAGGACTCAGATTGTCCTTATTAGAAACTAAGTCTATCTTCCAGATCAATGACTTTTTGTCAAGGGAATTCGTAGATGTATCAAAAACGGTCTCATTATAATTGTCTGCAACCATCATTGGTCTATTAAATGTATAGTTTTGATTTGGTGTAATTCCTCTGAAACTTAAGTCTTTAACCCCTGGCGCCTCTGTCGAATCCTGCGATGTACCTGTCAATGCTTTAAATTTCATCGAAATACCAGTACCAGCCAGTTCAACAGATGTAATGTTAGGTTTCATTAAATCATATTTAATATTAGTACACCAACTAGCTGGTTTCTTTTGTCTAAACTGCGAAAATGTATTTGATGCAGGAGTAAATATAGAGTCAACTGATGGAATAGTTCCACCATGAGCAATTCTTGCTGACTGCACTCCTTCTGGATAGAAAAAACCTCTCATATCGATAGTAAACGAATTATGAGTTGTTGCAACAACCAAATGCGAACCATTTAAATCTGCAGCACTATATTGGTCGTAAGTTCCATGGAAATTTTTAAGAGTGACATAATTATATCCGTTTGGTTGCCAGAAACTTGTAGGAACACACCCAGAACTATCATTTACTTTAAATGTAATGAGAGAACTATCTTTATGGACAAACATCGAATTATCATCGAATATTCTCTCCATAACATTAATGTCTGACATTCCAACATCAATTTCGGAATTTGTAAAGTATAGACTACTATCTCTATTAATATCAAATTTTGCTCTAGAAAGTGTGAATTTTAAATCTTCATTTTGTTCTGCAGTCCATGTAGAAGCATTTTGAGATTTAAAGAAAACACCAGCATAAGGTTGTTCTGAAATAATTCCAGATCCATCAAGTGCCTCTTGTCCTAATGTTGCAACATGAACTCTATATCCTTGCGTATTTGCAATTAATACAAGGCAGTATTCTGTTGCCTCTTCCAAATATACTGGTTCATCAAAGGTAAATATTGTTTCTAAAGAACCATCATCCGAAAGTTGAATTAAATCTTGTTTTGGATCTAACATCTTTTCGCCAAGTACATATTGGCCAGGGTATCCATTGACCATATTTCTTATTTGCAGTGTCACTGGAACAACTTCGTCTTTTGCAGAGAAGAAAATCTCCGCACTTGTGATAAAGGCCCCACCCTCTACATCTACTAAAAATGATTGTGCAAGTGGGTCGCCCCATCCACGAACCTGTCTCCAATTACCAAAACTAGTATTTGGACTGGAACGCAATTCCGAAACAACATTTTCTGTTTCACTGGTAGCGGACTCAACGATTTCAACTGTTCTTGTTTTTACAGTTGTTAATTGTCTTGTTTCAATAATACCTCTTGCAGCATATGTTGCACTAGAATCCGTATCAGAATCATCTAGTTTTCCGTTTGGTTGATCGCATAACTTAAATACCCTTTCTCCAGTTCTGAATTTTAAATCATCATCATTTGGAGTTTGGTTGTTATTTGGAATTGAAAAGTTACCGTGAACAGTACCAGCTGAGTCTGATCTTAAAGCAGAACCACCAACAATACCTTCATTTGGGAAGCTTCCCATGTTATGAGATTTCCCATCTCGTTCAACTAAGAATAGAACCTCTCCTAAACTGAAAGAAGTATTATTTTTACCAGGCACAGTCTCCAATACATAAAGTTTTAAAGAAGTAGCATCCAAATAATCAATATCTGCAACAAAGATTTCATGTGCAGTAGATTGTCCACGCAATTTCAATTCACCATATTGATCTGCAAATATATTTCTATTGTTTTTAATATATTGCGCTGTTGCTGGTGGAACATTTGTAATATTTAATGTTTTTATTGGAGTAATATAATCACTCACAGGCGTGTTATCAAAGAATGCAAACAACTTTGTATTTGGTTTCATCCCAGTGGCTTTAAAATATACATCTCTAGTACGGATAAATGGAACTTGTTCAGTACTAACCAGTTTATCAGTTGTAACTGGTGTCCATTTTGGATTAAGTGATGTTGTGACACCTGATCTTGTTCTTGTTCCTGTATCATTCCAAGTATTAGTTGTAGTTGTTACTGTACGGTCAAAATTGCCACTGGACTCGGTGCGACTAGAGGTAGTAGAATTTTCGTTAGTTGTACCAGTCCATGTCGTTTCCCAAGACCCCCAAACGGTTCCAAGAATTCCTGCCCTCTGTGCAAGTTCTTCAAAATTATCTGTGTTTCCTCGTTCTTCAATAACTTTTGCTTCCAAATACTTTGGATCGTCATGCCAGTTATCTGTCGCAGGCACAAGTACCATAGAACCCTTAAAACTAAAAATTGCAAATGGGTTTACATTTACAGTTTTTGAAGATTTTCTTTGTTCGATTAATAACTGACTCGTATATGGGAGTGTTGCCCATCTACCCGAAACTTCAAATCCCTCAGAGTTTACAACATCTAAATGCATTGGAATGTTTGAGGTAGTAAAAAATGGACGCAATTCTCCTTTTCCAGTATCCATAGAGGCATTGAAATCAGAATCAAAAACATTTGCAGTTCCAAACCCAGTAAAGTTTTCAACTACAAATCCATTCTTAAATCTATCAAGTCCATTTTCATCTGTAACCAACAAATCTTTAGTTTCTTTTTCTAAAAGATTTAAAGAAGTATAATATTCCAAATTAGTAATTCTCTTATCAAGTTTACCAATATCTCTCATAGTATATCTTCTGTTATCGATCATATTGGCACTTACATCTTTAGGAACACCAGTATATGGAAGTGTTTCTAATGTGTACAATACCATGCCATCTTCTGGGTCTGTTGGAAAAACAGGAGTTTCAGAAGGGGCCCCATATTTTACATTAATGTTTCCAAACTTATCCATGTAAAGTTTGTCTGCTCTACCAAAATAGATACGCAAATCTGCACTAATTGCACTCGCATCAATTGGGTAGTCAGAAATTCCAGAAACTACACCTTTGCCATATGGGTATCCAGATAATTGTTGGTAAACTGCAGCAGGTCTAAAATCTAATGTACTGTGTAATCGGACACCCTCAAAACTTGGGATTTTATGATATGGTATATTAACATATGAGTCTACGGATGCATAATCGCCTGCGCCGTGTTCAAAATAAGAGTAAATAATAATAGGACGGCCACCACACGGTAATGTACCAGCCTTTAATTCTAATTCGCCCAACTGAATGATGGAGTGTCTTTGTCCAGAAAACAAAGTATATCTATCAGTGATATCATTAATTTTAACAGGAACCTCTGCAGGAGTTTCGATGCCAACATTACTCAACCATAATTCTTCAATTTCTTCTTTAAATGGATTTACTGTACCATCAATGGTGAGTTGTGGTTGAATACTAAGAAGAGTTGGATACACAGTGTGGTCTAAATCAACAGAAAAGGGCGAAGCACCAGTCGCTTCATAAAAAGTATATGCCTTCAATGCAAATTCAAAATCTGCTTCTGTCATTTCATGTAGGAATTTTCTGTCATTTGATTCAATTGAAATTCTATAAGAAGTATTGTTTACATTACAAGTGTCATATATTTTTTTGATTTCATATACATCTGAATGTGGTAATTGAAAATTAGACACACTAAGAATAAGATCATTATTTGCGCCAGTGGGAATTGAAGAATTCACAACTCCTGTTGCAACACTAGAATTTGATCCTAATAAATCTACATCATAACTTAGAGATGTATCGTTATTTGCATCGTTTACATTATCATAGTCAGTTTGTCCAATTGTTTGTCCAATTGCATCCACTAAGGTGTAAGGCAAATGTAACTGATTTTCTCTCAAAGTTTTAATTTTTTCTCTGGAAGAAGTCTTTTTGATTGGTGCGTATACAGTAACACCAGTTGTTCCTGCGGCCAAATTTGCGACATTAAGAGTGGCGGTTCTTCTATCAGAAGAAAATGAAATAGTTGAAATTCTACCAATTTCACCCACAGAAGAATTTAAATCGGCTCTATCAAATGCCAAATATAAACTTTGAGTTGAAATGAAATATGAGTTATCATCTGTTGCGGTTAGAACAATCTGTCCATTGGCAGTAACTGTTTGATCTTCAAATACTTTTAGTACATCGTATTGAGTATCTACTGTTTCTCTTCCACTTTCATCATCGACATATCTAACAGTTTGCAAAAATCTTTTACCAGTATCAATAATACTTGCACCACCATCCGATAAAAGTACAAATTTACCAGTGATTCTTGCCTGAGTTCCTGTCATATCAGCAGACGCATTACCATCAAAAGATGTAGTATCTGTTCCAGAGGAACCACTGGCAATTGCCTCGTTAATTAACTCATTAGTTACGAAGGTTGCACTAGGTAATACTCCTGATTCTGTAGTCAATCCATTTCCAGAATTAAGATTCTTTACCAGTAGGAACTGATCTGCAGAGTTATAATAATAGTTAATTGCTCTTACATCTCTATCATATCTATCATAGATGAGAGATTTTAGTGTAAACTGTCCTTGCACATCTGACAATGACATCAATGTTAACACATTAGCACCAAATCTATAAATTGAACTACCTAATGTTGTTGGAACAACTTCTTCGTTTGAAACAATAGACCTTGCATCCAACATAGTATAAGGTACATTTGTTCTGGGATTAATTTCATATTCAATATCATACAGAAAAACTTTCCAGATACCAGTTTCGACAGAAGTATTCGAAGGTCTAAAAGTAGAAGTTCCATAGTTATCGTCTATCGCATCATCATCAGAATCTGTAAAGTATTCTACTGCCTTAACTTTTGCCTTTGCAATCACATCAATACCATATGCGTTTGCACCCAAGTTAGTCCCACCACCAGCAAAAAATGTTAAATCTTCATCATATGTTACTGGTTGGAAATATGCAGTATCTGCATCGTCTAAATTTGATGTTACAACGACATAATCTTCAGTAATTATCGAAGAAGTGTTTACATTAATAAGTTTAACTTCTTCGTCTATTAATGGAAGTCCTTTTGCATCTGTAATGTAGATGTATGGGCCTAAATCAACAGGAATGTAGTGATTGTTTACTTGATAATTTTCTCTTGACCTTTTATAAGGAATATATGTAGTCGCCGTTTTGGTAATTTCATAACCCCTAACATAGGCCTTTCCACTCTCAACACCAAGTGCAAGATAATTTCTTACTGCATCAACTAAAAATTGGTGACTTGAGCCTGGGTAATATTTCAATCCAGTCGAATCTAAATTTTGATCGGAAAACTGTACAAGTTCTAATGCACTTACTGTATGTGCAAGTCCGTTTCCATTCTGATCTACCATTCCATCTTCATCTGCAAAATTCTTTAGTGCGAAATCTTTCGCAGCAACTTCAGTATCAAATTCAAAATTTTTCATGGTGTATACACCACCATTTCCATTTTCTTTGAAATACTCTCTAATGTCTAAATTGAACGGGCGAACTGTATAATCGCCAGACTCATCATATGTTCTTCTTGCAAGTACATCGGTGATTACTGAATATTCTGTATTTCTTACATGTGTTTTAATAATACCATCTTGAACGGTAATAATTTCTATAAAGTTATCTGTTGTTGGAGTATCTAATGTTCTTTTACTCCATACGAGATTGATTCGATATCTATCGGCGCCAGGAGCGTTGTAGTTTGTTGTTCCCTGTGCGTTATCAAAAAGAGATGGGTCTTCATTTGCACTTACAACTGTTTCTTGTATTTCAAATCCAATTTTATAACTAGGAGTGTCATCATATTTGTCTAGAATTACACTTTGTGATTGATTTTTAACCATAAATCCCTGAGTGTAATAAATTCCCTCTTCAACAAATGCAAGAGAACCCTTACCTAAAGGATCTGCATGGTCGGAACTAAGCGCAACTGTTGCGATTAAATTTAAACCATCATCATTTGATGCAGTTAGAACCTCTCCCTCTACGAAGGATGAAGTATCACCCTCTTTTAAATTTACAGTATTTCCATTAACAACAAAATCGATTCCATTTTCATCATCAATTTCAAGTGTAACACCATCTACTACTCTTTGTCCTCCAGCAACACCATCAAGATATTTTACAAACAGTGTTGTTGGTTCATCATTATCATCAATCTGTGCATCTTGATTTAAATCAACAGCATCAGCATAAGAAATGACAATCGCCCTGATCCCTGTCTTATTACCTTGAATTACTTTACCGACAAATTCTGCAGCGGTGGTAAGTCCTTCCGCAAGAGTTACTTTAATATAAGGAACAGCAACATCAACAGCAGAACTGCCAGGGATAACCATGGAACCTTCTTTAAAGAAGTGGTCTCCCATATTTGCAATTTGTTGTTGTAAAATTGTTTGTTGTTGTGTTAATTCTCTCGCCTGCACAGAATTTCCAGGCTTATATAATACCCTCAAGTAACCTTTGTCGATATCATAGTCATCATGATAGGGAGTGACGTTTAAATTTATTGCCATGTGTCTTCTTCTCTCAACTGGTTTTTTATTTTAATTAGAATTCAAATACTACTTTAATATCTTCAATTTGATCGATGGCTCTAGAAACGGGCTGGCGGTTTTCGATGTAAAGAACTTTACCTGTACCAGTTACGATATCAAATGTTTCTTCATCTGCAGAACCAAAATCTGGGTGTTGTGGACCTCTGTATGACTCTTCGTTTGCAGGAGTAGAACCGCCCTGAGTCTGTGCATCAGGGTCAGCGACAATAGCAATCTGTCTAAACTGTGCTTCAGAATCTTCAACAGGGAACATAATCTTAGTTTCTAAATTCCCCAAAGAATTTTCTCTTGTAGACTGTTCGTCATATTCAAGTTTTATTGCAGTCATTACATAATAACCACCCAACTCTTCTACAGGATTAAATCCATGTCCAGTTTCTGGAGAAACAATTGGTTTTACTTTACATGCATTAACATTCAACGTCCCATCGAAATTGTATGCTGGAACATTATCAACATCTACAGTTGCGTTGTCTACAGCAGACCAATTTGCACCAGTACTGGTGATAACAATTTTTTCAATTCTTTGGTCTACGACAAGTCCATATGCACTGAAAGAAGAACCATTACCAGAAATATTAACGCCGGGCGCAATAAGAATATCTCTACCAGCACCACCAGTAAAAGAACCGTTTACAGTTGCAGTTGCAGTTGTACCAGAAAGACTCCAGTTTGTAATTCTAAACTGTTCCTGATTTCCAAGGTCTACTAAATCATAACCAGTATAATCTGTCGCACCATCGACACCAGAAATTGTAACAACATTACCAGTTAGTGTAACAGAAGCGGTTCGTTGAATGTTTGGATGATAACCCAATCCTCCACCAATTGCACCACCCTCTTCGTTTGGCATAATTTTTACATGTTCAATCTGGCCAGGATTTGGTTGAGATGCGGCTTGTTTGATATCCCACTGTACCTGAGCAGCGGTGCCAGGCGCAACTGGATCTTCTAGAAGATTTTTAACTGGAATATAATCTTTTGTCAAGAACTTAAGAGAATCTTGAAGGTCGATTGCATACATAAACTTCCACTTATAACCATCTGCAGTCTCTTCAATTTCAGTTCCAGTAGTTGATGGTTGTACTGTTGAAGCAACTGTAGTCACCGTTTGGGCAGCAGCATCATATTTTTGGTTATTAATACACTTATAAACGTTAAATTGATTTCCAGATGCAACAATTACATATCCATTTGGAATAATTTCTTCTGGATTGTCATGTTCGTACATAGTGTACACTCTTCCAGAAGTCCAGTTAATTCTTGGAATTGCAAGAGTCATATCACTGTAGTTGACTTTCTTAAGTGCAATTGTATCGTATTTAAATCTATACGAGTAACCAATAGAATCTTCTGGTGTTGGTGGGTTTGAATCATTTAACCAAGGAGTTTGTTTACCGATTGCCATATAAAGCATATTGTAAACCGATTGTCCTTGATGGGCCCACTGTACAGTACCATCTTGGAGAGTATCTGGTGTTGGACCATCCCCATCACCAGCAGAAACACCACTTGTGGAAGTGCCACTAATATTTCCTAGTGCAATAAATGAGTTCTGGTTGTTAACCACAACATCACCTTCTGCATAGGTATAGTTAGGTTTCCAATTAGGTGCGGATCTGTTAATTGATTGTAAGAATTCCATTGCATTGAAAATTCTTAATTTGTTTGTAATAATCGCTGCCATTTTTTTACCTTTTTAGTGTCATGAATTTTATACTATTTATAATTTATTTTTTAGTCTTTCAGAACAATCTGTTCATTTAATTCTTCAATTGTTGTTGGATTCGTATTATACAGTACAATAGACGATTCTGGTGCGACATTTGACTTATCGTGAATATGTTCTGCCTGATACTTTATAAAAGTATTCAAGTCTAATAAATTTTCGTCATAGTCAATTCTATCTACGTTATAATCAAGTCCTGACTGTAATCTATCATTAAATTTTATTCTCTCAATTGTTAAATTTGTAGGGCCCAGTCTTTTTCTAGTTGGGATATCTGGTTCTTCTTCACTCATTATTAAAAATACAGGCGAAATATTAATAAACGAATCTAAAACTGCACGATATTTGTTATCCGCAAGTTTTACAATGTCTTCAATTACAGTATTTCTCCAATTATGATCTGTTCCGTCTGTATTTGCAATCCAATCATTATCTGTTGCATCCACTGGTAAGTGATACCAAATCCCAAGGCCTTCTGCCTTTGCAGGAATATGAGTCAATCCATTTCCATTTACAATTGGTCGTTTTATCAGATATGGAGAATTATCCATTTCTCTCTGAGGACTAAATAGTAATGGTCTCAACCTTTCCCAAGGGAATCTGGAAGTAAAGTAAAACTTAAACCTTTCTAGTGACCTGTATGTGGTGTGCAATGTAGGCAGGTCGCCAGTATAGTTTTTATAGAACATATACTTACCTGTTATATTTATCACCATTTTTTCATCTCTTGGATTTGCACCATCTGCAATAGCACCAACCCAATAGTTTGGTTGTCTGTTTACATTTCCACGCCAAATATTGTCCCATCTAAACTCGACTCTATTTTGAGGAGCGGTAGAAGGAAGTTCTCTATAAGACTGAATAATCTTCACATCAAAAACTGCAATTCTGTCAAGATAATCAGGGTCTAGTTCCACACTCTCTACAACATACTTTGCCCAAGGTCTTACATTTATCCATTCATCATTAGTCATACTCTCATCAGATGTATCATATATTGTAAATGTGTTACCAAGTATTTTAGATGACCAATAGTGCCCATAATCTTTTCCATACGCATCTTTGTAGTTGATTGCAATTTTCTTTACATCTGACCAACGCAAAGCATTATTTCCATTTTCATCTAATAATGCATATCTACCAGACCCACTATCTAATGTTGCTGCACCAACTGTATCATCAGATATTTCTCCAGTTCCTACGCCCTGATAAAGGCCATCAATTTCACTGTCAATACTAAGTTGACGATTATCATATACAAAATAATAACCATGAGAATTTAAATCATTGATGTCAGTTTGTTGTGCAGTAGAATATGTCCAACTCCCACTACCATCCATATTTCGCATTCTCAAATTAACATTTTTAATAATTTCAAACATGAGTTCACGATATGCAACTCCAAGTCCTTTTCTTACAGAAGCCTTAGTTAGAGTAGTAAATTCTCCAAACATCATCAATCCAGCGGGGTGAATAATCTTCTTAACGATTCTTCTCCACTCATCAATATATCTGTTTACTTTTACAACATAAGAGTAATCCTGCCATAGATATCCATCATGAATACGATTATCATCTGAAATAAATCCTTGTTGATTGACATAAACACCTTCACGAACACATAGAGGCCCAGTTAATACTTTAATAGACGCTTGGCCGTTACCATAACTACTCAAATCAATTTCTGGTGGTGTGTCATATCCAACTCCAAATCCATCAAAATCTTCTCTAAATGGATTTGAATATATTTCTAGTCTATTAATTTTACCAATATCTTTTCCAAGTCCTCGCAAAACTCCATTTTTACCAGTAGAAGTGTATGACAAAGTTTCTCTTGCCACATTTCCATATGGATATCTAATATAACCCTCACCACCTGTAATAAGTCTAGTAGTCTCAATACCAGACTTTGGAATTTCTTCCCATTCAACAGTCAGTGTATGGGCGTCAGGCAATTGATATTGCGCCATAGTGTCATCAAGAGTTTGAGGATTATCTACCCACTTTCTCAATCTTATTTTATTTGGCTCTACCAAAGATTCACTATTGAATATAACATATTCAAGTCTGTCTGATAATGCACCATAATATCTAATCAATATAATATCACCGGCGCCCAACGGACTAGTAAAGGTTATCGCAGTACCAGTTGTTGCATTATACTCAGATGGGTCAACTTCGACATAATTTTTCCACAAACCATCAATCCAGATATAATAATTGTCTGCCCACTCCCAAATCAACCGATCTATAGGATTTGTTGGAAACGAATCTGGAATGTTTTCTGGGGCGATAATACTATCTGTAACTTTGAATATGTTCACCGCAGCATTAGCATCATAGAATAATTCAACAACTGTTTCTCCACCAACGGCATCAACTCGTTCCAAATATCTGGATGATTGTCTAATATCTTGTCTAAAGGGAACAGGATTGACATGTTCTGGACTTATTCCATTACCAGAAACAGGATTCTGTGTTCCTTTGTCTTCTATTGTAACACCAGTAGATGACCCCGATGCATCTAACAATGAAAAGTTTGCAGCATCTTGACTATGTGCGCCAAATCCCCACTGGATTGCACCTTCAAATTTATTTAAGACTGGATTTGTACTTAAATCGACATAAAGTGTAGTTGAGGAATCTAAAGAAGTTGACCCATTTTGAGAAGTAGTTGCATATACATTTGCACCATTTTTTATTACTTTTACTTTTGTGGCACCATTTGCACTCCATCCACCAGAAATAAATGGTACATTTGAAGTTTCAAGAATAATCTGATCATCTTGTAGATAATTATATACTAATCCCCAACCGACTGAAGGATTAGTTCCACCCATATTTCTGACTGCACTCAAAGTATATTCTTTATATCCAGCGTCTGTCGGCTGAAGTCCATTAGTCACAAATCCAATAATAAGTGCAAGTGTATCATCGTCACTTGAAGTACTTGACAAAACAGATTCAAATTCTAAGTTTGTTGCAGGAGTTGGGCCGATAAAACCAGTAAAACTAGATGTATTTGCAGTACATTCGATACTATTTGTACTAGAGTTATAAATCCATGCAGACAAGTCACTGGGGGTTGCTTGGTATGATGATGCACCAGAATGTGAAAATCTGTACCAATCATCAAATGCAGCCTCGACTGCTGCTGGATCTCCTTCTAAATTAATATTGGATTCGTAACTAGCAATATATCTTTCTCCTTTGGTCATTCTAAATGCACCAAAGAAACCTAGAGTATAATCATTCATAATTACTAAAGAATTTCCATCTACAATTTGTCTTGCGCCAATATAGAAATTTGAGTTTGTACTATAATTTAACATATTGACGCCAGGAATCGTGTTTTCTAACTGTCCGTTCAAATAGATAGAAGTTCCGTTGTTAGAAAAATAAACTGCAATGTGGTTCCATTCTCCAAATGGTACTGACCTTGCGCCAAGCGTATTACCAGAAGAATCGATTAAATCAATAGTACCATCATAATTTTGCCAAAGAGTTAAATGCTGAGTTCCACCATCTTCACTATTGATTGCAAAGATGACGCCGCCAGGCGAATCTATATCTGTAATAGAAATAGATTTTCTAAAATACCAAAAATCTATTGTCAGTTCTTTATTAGTTAATTCAGTATCAAATTTTAGATCGATGTTATCACTTCTCAACCATCCATAATCTGTGTATAATGCGTGATCTCCAACTTTTGCAAGTCCCGCCTTAAATCCTTCTTTTAAGTATTGGTGCGCTAACTTATAACCTTTAATCTTAAAATTTTGTCCTTCAAGATAATTAGCGCCTGGTTGATTTGGTGTAACAGTATACACACCATTATTGATGTTAATGTCAAAAGTTGCACCATAACCATTGGTCATAACACTAACTAGATTTTCATTTTTGTTTAGATTTTCTGGTGATGAATTAATCGCCGTACCAGTAATATTTCCAATCTGTAATATGCCACCATTATCGTCAATCTTAATTACATCAAAAACTAGATCGTTGATTCCATCAACACCTCCCAATTCACTACCAAGTATTGTAATTGAATCGCCAACAGAATAGTTAATTCCATTAAATCTTGATGCAGGATTTGTTACATAATATGTTGTTCCATCTCTTCTAATAAAATTAAATATTGCACCAGTACCAGAAGTTCCGCCATTTTGAGTAGAAGCGGTATATTGTGGTGCGTAGTAATATGAATATCCATCTGGCATCGGAGTTGTTGGATTTAAAACTTCAAATGTTGATATATGTCCACCTATTGGATTAGCAAAAACTTCAAAATCTTCAATTCGTCCTTCATCGTTGACTTGTGTAACGGTAATTGTTATGTCATTCTCTCCGTCAGTACCACCTACAACAGAACCCAAAATTGTAAATTTATCACCGACAATATAATTCGTGGTTGGTGATAAAATTCCTTGACCATTTGCATCACTCAAAAGAACAGAAAGATTTTGCGGATAAGTTGGTTCGTCTGTATCAATATCCCACACGGCACCAGAACCAATTCTAGAGGTTGTAGTGTATGAAGATGCGTCTAGATTTAAGTAGGCTGCGCCACCTGTGACTGTTAATACTTTTATAAAGATATCGTGAACACCAGATACACCATTATAAAATTGTTCACCGTCAATTTTAATAAAATCGCCAGGAACATAATGTTTAGAATTATCTTGACTTCCTAAAGTGACAGAAGTTATTACATTATCAAGATATGTAACATCAAATAACGCACCAACACCCCTTCCCTGATGGTAAGTTGCGATTTGATTTCTCACATCTGCGACTTGTGGGAAAACATTGGTTGGACTTGCTAAGTTATTTGTGATTGAAACTCCAGTAATACCACCAAATTCATTTACAGATGTAACTTGAAACTCCAAGTCTGTTCTTAATCTATATTCTGTGGGGTCGCCCTCGTTTAAATTTGTAATTATGAATGGTGGATCTTCGACTGGAGTTATAGAACTTCTATAAGTCGAACTCAACTCCCCAGTTTTATAATCTTTGACAGCGGCAAAAAATGTTTGGGCCTGATGTGTGATTTTTCTATTATAAATGTCTTCATAGTCATATAGATAAAAAACATCATCATAGAGATAATCTATATTCTCTATTGTAACTGTTGGATTCTGAGCTCTTGGGCCAAAATCATAACCAGACAGTCCAATATCAAATGACATGACTGGATATTCTAAACTTTCTGGATTTTGAAAAAACGAAACACTAAAATTATTTTTAACAGATTGAATAGAACTAATTTGTCCAATAGCGTATGAACCTAATGTATTACCATTTTGAAACTCAATTGTTTCCCCAGTAATATACTGATCTCCATTATTAACAATTTTGATATTTTCAACTGGGCCGTAAGAAGTGTGTGCAATTTTTGCAGCAAAACCATAACCACTCCCATTCGAAGATAAATTATTTTGTAATGTCAAATTTCTTGGCATATCTTCGCCAGGATTTTCTATTTCAAATCCTACAACACACTCATATAAACTTTCTTCATAAATGGACGAATCTATTTGTTTTATTTTTACAGTTTCTTTACTAGAAAACTCACCATTGATAGAACTAATTACATATTCACGAACTTTATAATCACCTAAAGTATAATCATTGAAATATTCAATATTTGCTGAGGCACCACTAGACGCACCTTCAATGAACAGTGGTTGATTGATCTTAACTGGGCCTTCATACGGAACAGTCCTAAGACTTGTTAGTGTTTGCCAAGTATTAGAACTTGGTTTTAACAAGTTTTCTTTTGGGTAATATATTTCTATATCTTCATTAAACAGCGCCCTAAACAAAAATTTATAGGAACTTTCGCTGCCCTTTTGTTTATAGAACTTATTAATTAACTTTAAAAAGTTTCTTTCATTAGTATATCTGGTTTTTTCTTTTCCACTTTCTTCTACTAATTTTTGGATTGCAGATTCAGTATCTGCGTCTGCAATAGGACTTACAAAAGTTCTCAAATAAAATCTTATTTTTATAATATCACGATTATCGTGGACAATCGGATCGTTATTTTCGTCTTGAAAAATAATAGAATTTTCTAAAAGTCTATAGTCAATCCCTTCAATTAACTCGACCCAATCACCAGTACTTCCAGTTGGATCATCATTTGGGGGTGTTAAATTTTCCACAACCTCACTTAAAGATTCCCCAACTCTTCCAGCAAAATTGACATCATTTATAAAGACTCGTATCTTAGTAACTTTTGTGTCTACATCTTGATCTGAGAAATAATAAAAGGGATTAAAATAATCCATTACATATTTTGCAGAAACGCCGTCAGTAAAAAATTCTTGGTCAGCAGTAGTATCTATAGATGTTTCTGCATTTTCGCCATTGTTTGCTTCTTGCAAAATTTCAGTTGCAATTTGAGTATTTGTTTTAATCTTGGTAATGGTTGGCCATGCGCCAGCAAGTTCAGACTTAAACTCTTGAACAAAAACATCAAAAGTTTCGTCTAAGTCTGTAAGTGAAGTAATTTTTCCAGTGACATTACTAACATTGTCATCTAGTGCCAACCATTCATAATACAGTTCTAAAAAACGAACAAAGTTATCATATTCACTACTGTTTAAATAAGTAGGAAGTTGTTCTCTTATCCTAGATGCAATATTTTGTAAATTAGTTCTATCCATTTAATTTAACTTCTGCTGTTATGTTGTAGTATCAGATATTACATTTGTAATACTTGCCTGTGATGTATTATATGTTGTTCTAAGTGATCTAGTGACAACCACTCTCTGTGAAGAGATATCGTAGTTCTCATTAAATTCATCTGTATCAGGCATCATTACAATATCAAGTTCGTCATAATCAATAAAGATAATTTGATTGCGAACAGGAAATATATCATTAGATTCTGGTTCTGCAACCAAACCTAAAACAGTTGAACCAACGATACCACTAATCTGAATATCATTTAAAACAACTTTACCAGTTCCATAGTTTATAGTTCCACCCAAAACATTATTATATTTTCTAGCGAACAATGGAGTTAATGTGTATATTCTCAATCCGCCCAATCCATCATCTTCAATATAATGTGGGTCACTTGAACCAGAAATAGTAAATGCATTAGAATACAAACTATTAGGACGTATTGCATTATTAAAATTAAATGTGTATGACGCAACACCATTATATACTGGAGTTTTTTCATTAATCATCAAAATTTCTGTAATATTATTTGTAACAGAATCATCGGTTTTATCAATGGCAGACAAAAACTGTGAATATCTAAAATAACTATTAAATTCGTTTAAAAACTCATTATTATAAGAAATGATAGTTTGTCTTACAGATTCTTTCAAAGATGACTCATCTAATAAAGTCGCCTCATCATTATACTTTACATTTGTGGTTATCTTCAATTTCAAATAATCAGGGTCGACAATTTGAGGCGAAAGAGTAAGAACCGAATAATTACTTTTTAACTGATTTAAAATATACTGTTTTTCTTGAGTGGAAAGAATTAGTCCAGTATTCGGTTTAATAGACATAAATACAGAACCATATGCAGGAGGGTCGTTGTCTTCCCCACCCCAAACATTCATTGTGTCTACCTCTGGATAAATTTGTGGAACAATCGCCTTATAGTCTCTAGCGGTAACTGCTCTGTTCTGACTTTCAAATGTCCTTGGTGCAAAGAACTTAATAGACTCAATATCTTCTCTGTCAGCACCACCATAACTCTCACCAATAATCTGAACATTTTCAGTATCAACGATTACGCCTTTAGGTAATGCAATCGCAGTAAGTCTTCCAGTAATACCATTTCCATTGGCGCCCTTTGTTGTAATATAACGAACAGTAATTATATTTCCATTTTCCACTTCATCCCCAAGAACACCATCACCAAAAAATATTTCATATTTCATATCTTTAGATTCTTGAAGAAAATATGTTTTAGAAATATCCGAAAGTTGTGTAGTATCAGTTGCTAAATTAAATTCAGAAACAACATCATCGTCTGCACTTGCCTGTACTAGAACTTGAATAGTGTCAGTATCTACATTTTCGTTAGATAAAATAAATTTTTGATTTGGATTGTTAATATCAACAACAAACTTTTCTTCCACTTGTTGACCTTGAAACAATTCTAAATCGTTTATAGTATAGTAATGAGCCCTTGAACCATCTGGTTCTGCTGCAGAGCGTGACCTTGTAATTGACCTAGAAACCTTCGGAACAAAAACAAAAGATTCGTTGTCAATAGAAGTAGAAAATGCAAGTTGTCTATCGATTCTTAATGTGTTATATTGATAATCTCTTTCTTGTCTATTCTTTCTAATAATCTTAAATGTTACTGCAACCAATGCAGTCGCAGACTTATTAGAACGTGGAGTATAACCCAACAACTTTGCCTTGGATACAACATTCTCACGAATTCTTGCTGTGTCTAAAAAACTTTCGTTTGCAATCATATTCATATAATATGAGTTATAATAGGTATTATATGATAGTATGTCGAGTATGCTAGACAATGCAGAACCATCAAAGTTATAATCTTTGAAAACTTTATCGTTCTCCATGTATTTTTTGATATTGTCTTTTATTCCATCAAAACTTAAATCTGATATGTTTATGTTTTTAGCCATTTATCGTACTCTTTTTATACTAAATTGAAATGATATATCTTCTTCAGATGCAGGAACGTTGTATACTATACTAATCTCTAAGGTATTATTGTCTACTAACTGTGCCTGGCGTATTCTTTCGTCTTCTGATTTTATTCCTTTTAGTGATGACATAACTCTTTCCCTAGAGAAAAAATTAACATCAGAAACTACTATCCTTGGTTCATGGGTTTTTAATGCAAGTTTTATCTCTTCTTGCATATTTATGTCATGCGGCGAACCTCTATAATCCCAATTCGTCATTAAATCAAATAAAGTATTGTAAACATTTCCACCAAACCTTGGTTGAAATGGTTTTTCAAGTTTATTAGTCAATAAAATATTTTTAATACTTTGATTTATTGAACTTATATCTTTTTTGATTAAAACATCTCCACTGACTGGATTTCGCCTAAACGTTAGATCAAAATCAATATATTGATCTCTTTTAGATGGTAGTATCCCAAGTCTTTCTGTTGCACTATTTAAATTTGACATGACTTCCTCTTATGGGTTTAAATGAATGTTTGGTGCTTTTATTGTGGTATTCCCACCAGATTCAGTATCAATTGTTCCACCAACCTTTGCATCGACATTACCACCTATTCTAATATTTACATCTGCATCTACAACAACATTAATCGTTCCCTTGACGTAAATATTATCATTACCAAAGATAATTTCATAATTATCCTTAACAACCTTTGTAACTACAGAACCATCTGGATGTATTTCTTCAAATGTTCCAGATCTATGATATGTATGTATTCTTTCTGCCCCCGGCGTGTCATCAAATTCTTGATGATGCCCAGATTCAGTAGATAACACTTTATTATGTGGATACTCTGCGGCATATGGTGTTGGTGGTTCATCAAATAATTCTGTACTTTCTGTACTTTCTTTTTTCATTTCAACAATAGAACGTGGGTTGTATGTATCCTGTCCATATGAAGAGTTTCCAGAGTTTGCATTGAACGTTGATGGAGACTGATCCACATCTACCACACTGCCTTCTTCCACTGCATCATCTATCTCTGGTAATGGATCTTCATATACTTCCCAAAGAATATCACCATCCTTTAAACTTGCAGAAGTTGGGCCGTTGCCATCCGTATCAGATGTTCCAGAGTTTTTCGCAATAAAGGTTTTTTGTTGAACAAATGTACTATCATTAGAACCCGCCAGAAGTCGTCTGGCGTTTCTTTCATGACCTTCCATCTGATTGTTTACTTTATCTCTAACAGTCCCTGCCGCCCCGCCAGCTGCGGTATCTGAACGACTATAATACTTTTCTCCGATACCACCAGCATTGATTGCAGAATAAACTTCTAGTCTACCCATGCCGGGCCTGACACCTTTATCTCGCAAATACTTAACTACCGCACCACTTGGGCCAAGTTGGGTGTCTATTGCTGTCTGTGGAGTACTGAAGTCTACGCCATATTGGTTTGCCTGCGGTTCTCCAAATTGAATAAGTCCTCTATGTTGACCCCATTTAGTAGTAGGCCCTCTTTTTTGAGGGTCAAGTGTACCACCAGTTTCATAAGACATCACAGTTGCAAGATCGATCGCACTAATTCCAAGTGCTTCGGCAGCTGCCAAAGTTCCAGAACGCATTGTGTATGGAGGCCCACCAGACTCTTCTCCTTCTGCCAGTGGTGGAGATTTTACCAAATCGCCTTCATTATAAGATTTCCCAGCAGACCATTGTGTTGCACTTGCAGATGGTGCCTGACTTTGTTGTTGCGCTGCTGTATCTGCAGACCTACTAGAAGTTGCGCCCGATTCACTGGTTGTTACGGTATCACATTCTTGACTCTCTCCTGGCTTATCAGTACCGCCACCAGAAGAACTTTCGGTTTGACTGCCTGATGCTGGGTCAGGAACAATACCATTTCGTTTTAAGGGAGTAGATCCTCTTTCTCCAGATGCTGCACTAAAGTGCATTGCATCCTTAACACTATTCCAATCACCTCCCCAACCTAGTCCATACTTTCTGGCAATAGATGATACGCCGTCTGGCATATCTGTTATTAGTGTATTCCCATTAGGATTCTCGGCGGGATTAATATCAATTGCAGCACCACTAGCATGGTAACTAAATCTACTTGGATTATTTACATTTTTTCGATATGCATATCCACCAATACTTTTAATAACATATCCTGTACTCTCAAGTTCATTCACAAATCCTTGGAACTGATCTTTAAATACTGTAGCAACCCAAGCACTTTTACCAGACTTTGTAGTAATCTTACTAAGTCTTTTTCTATTTTCTTTATCACTTGAAACACCATCTTGGTTAACTTCTTTCCCACATTCAGTCGCATTTCCAGAAGAAGATGTATTTTCATCTCCACCATTTGTATTAGATGTACTATCACTTACACCCCTTGCAAGTCTATTAACATCCGACTCATTTTTAGTAGAACCACCGAATACTGATCCACTATCTGAAGGATATGTTCCATCTGCATTTGTTTCCGAACCCTCTGTGGGACGACCATAAACTGTTCCAAAAATTATAGGATCTTGTCCCTGTTCGCCATCTCTAAAAAATCCCATAACCCATGCACCAGGCAATGCGCCCGTTGGAGATTGTCCGATACCACCAGTGGACGAACTAGTTATGGGCATAATTGGAGATGCCCATGGAAGTTTTTCTGTGGGAAGAAGTGCCTTGTCTGCAGTATGCCATCCAATAATTCTAACTTTTACTCGTCCAAGAGCTTCTGGGTCTTTTACGTCTTCGATAACACCCTGCCACCAAACCATTCCTTCTCTACCCGAAAACATATTCATATCCATTATTGTATACTCCCACCCGATGGAGGCGTTGGCTGTTCCGCTGGTAACGGAAGTCCGATACTATCTCTAACCAACTCAATGTCAGTTTGATATCTTCCACCCTCAATTCTATGTCTAATTGCAAACACTAAATACTTTCCACTATAATATTTGTTTGTTCCTGTGTTATCTCTTTGATATATTGGCATTTCAAGTTCTAAGACATCTCCAGCACAAACATCAGTATCCCCAAAAACAGTAATAGTTACTTTTATGTTTTTCATCAACTGCATATAAAACAATCTTGGAAGAAAGAGTTTTTCCTGATTAAATGTAGGATTCCCACCCTGCAAGTCTCTTTCTGGAACAACATATAAGTTTTTTGGTTTATATTGCATTCCTTGACCAGTAGTATCTTGAAAAGTATTACTGTCCAAGTACTTGTAGTCTCCATAATTTTCCCAATATGAGTGTGTATAATTATTAACCTGTCGTGTTAGTAAATCCACAGCATAAACTTCTGAATTATAAAACCCCTTTGTAATATTTCCAAGCACATCGAAGTTTGAATCAAAATTAAAACTAATTACTTTCTTATTTTCAACATTTGTTGAAATATCATCAAGTTCTTTTGCCCCAGCACTTTTGTATGCACCAACGATGAATTTATTCTTTGGTTCTGCCTGTGTTAACATTTCTAACGGTTTCATAACATATTCTTTTGTTGTTTCAAAAAACATATACGAAGAACTTTTATATGTCTCACTGAATGCTTTATTACATAAAAATGAAATACTTTTCATTGGAGTATAATTTGGAATTACCAATCCATTATCACCACTGTACTGGTCACTACTTGATTCTACAGAAAGACTCTTTGAACTACCAAGTCTTGAAAAAATGGTTTGTGCAATATCTGTAGAACTTCCTTGAAAATATTCCGACACTTTTTCTTCAAAATTTTTTGCAAAATCTTTTGAAATCAATTCTAAATTATAAGTCTGAGTTCCCTCATCATCTGTTAGTTCAGATATTTTATGAACAAGGAAATCCAACTTAATATTTTTCCACTCTGGAACTTCAAAATCTAAAGAAACTTCTTCTTGCCCAACAATTGGCATAAAAGTTAACATATCTTCTACATCCATAAAACTAATTGTCGCCGTAATACTAGACGATAGTATATCTTCAAAAATGCGAATTGATGTAAAATATCTTTTAAGGTCTAATTCAAATCCGTTATGTGAACGAATAGTGAATTTACGAATATTGTAATCACCTAACTTAAACGTATCTGACATTAAATAACCTCTTCAAAGTTCAAAAGAAAGTCGTTCAGTAAATTTGCTCTTAGTAATTTAATTACTCTATTTTTTTCATTCTTATCGTGTTCATAATCATATGCACTATAGATTGTATATTTTTTCTTGTCTTGTGGAGTGAGGAGATTATATGTGTCTGGAGATATTTTATGTCCCAATACATCATGAGTATAATGAATAGGAATATTCCTTGCAATAGACAATCCATTTAAATTGCTTGCAGAATAATCATTGAGTACAATTTCCCATCTGTCATTTCTTCTGACAAAAACTTTTTGTTCTAATGTGTCATAAATATAATCACCAGTTTTAAATATTCTTGGATAAAAATTTGACCCTGCATAAGCGGGAGCCCCATAAACAGTTTCGATGTGAGTTTGTAACGTTCTACTTGTCATTGGCCAATCATCATAAACATTTGCAATATCGTTCATCCATAAAATAACCCAACCATATGTATGACTACCATAGTATAAATGGGCAATTGTTTCTGGTGTATCTTCATCTCTTACGGTATACTCATAATGCGAAAGAGGATTTTCTCTGTATTGTTCTATAATGTATGCATTTTGAAAGATATTAGTTACCTTTTTTGGTTTTCCGTCCAGCATTAAATCATATTTCTTTTTCTCTAGATAATTAAACATTAGTAACCCTCCGCTGCATCCGAAGATGTTACTAACTGAACCTCTTGGAAAGTCAGAGATAGCTCAATAACTGCAGGAGCATCTGTTTCATTGAAAGTTGCAAACGCACCGTTGCCACCATATTTAACAGTACAGTCAGTTAATACACATGGTTTGATTTTGTGAAGAAACTCGGCAGGTTTACCACCCAAGTAGTATTCAACAGTAAATGTATTAGGAACTTGGAAAAAATTTAATCCTGCCATTTCAGGAAGCATATTCTTTCTTAAAAATTTTATCATGTTATTAATTTCAATAGATTCTTTATCTGACCTTGGAAGAATACTATATTGATAATTGAATGCCCTAAAATCAATTCCTCTGAATAACATATGTTTATTCGCACCAGAAACTCTACCACCAATAACTTGAGACTGCAAATTACCATCTCCACCAAATGCAAGGCCTCCTGCAAATTGCGTTGCCGATAATGAAAGTTCCCCACCAAGATTGAGTACTTTGTCGAGATATCCATTATCTTCGCCTGCGACTGCACCAGTCTTGCCTAGCATACCCAATGCACCACTATCTGCGCCTTCAAATTGGGACTTTGTTGAATTTTCAATATTTTCTGGAAGGTGAAGAGTAACACTACCAATTTTTTCAAGTTCGACTGCAGTTCCTCTTGTCTGCATAGTTGTATATCCAGGCTGTTCACCTTTATATGCAGTGAATCTAACAAAATCTCTCATTGGAATCTGATCAGCAAATTCATCCAATGACATTGGATATATATAAGTTTCCCCGCCTGCTGCAACCTGTTGTCTCTGTTGCGTCAAAGTGGATGGTGAGTCTGTTGCGGCCATTAAATACTTGCTCCTAAATATTTTAGTACTATTTATAAAGGTTTTTATGAAGTGAGAAAAAGATTTACTTATAGAGGAAAATACAAACCAGTAAATCCAGAAAAATATGCAGGAAATGTGAATAACATTGTATATCGTTCTTCATGGGAAAGAAGGTTTATGGTGTATTGCGACAACAACGAAGCAATCACTTTCTGGTCGAGCGAAGAATTAGTAATACCTTACATTTCACCAGTGGACAGAAAACAACACAAGTATTATCCAGATTTTGTAATAAAAATCCAAGAAGAAAATAAAACAAGAACCATTGTTATCGAAGTAAAGCCAAAAAAAGAAACCAAACCACCAAGAAAACGAACTAAGATTACACCAAGATATTTGAGTGAAATGAAGACTTGGAGTATCAACGAAGCAAAGTGGAAATATGCGAAAGAATTTTGCGAAGATAGAAAGTGGGAATTTAAAATTTTAACAGAAGATCAACTCGCTCAATAAAACGATATAAATAGTAAAAAACGGCATAAATGAATGACAGACTTTACACCACTATTAAATAGACTCGCTGCCCGAAACATTAGACCAAACACCGATAAGGCAAGGGAATGGTTTAGAAAAAAGGTAAGAGAAACAAGAATCACAAGAGCATCTCTATTGGGAGATGGGAATCGCTCTGCGGCAACACCCGATGTTGGAAGTATGTATTGTTACCAATATGACCCTAAGTATGCAAAAAAATTACCATACTATGATGAATTTCCACTTATTTTTATGGTGGAAAGAATTTCTGGGGGATTTGTTGGAATCAATTTACACTATGTTTCTCCAAGAAATAGAATTGTTGTAATGAATGCGTTATCTGAAATTGCATCAAACAAAAGATATGATTCAACTACAAGACTCAAATTATCTTATAATGTTCTAAAAGGTCTGTCTAAATATAATGTCATAAAACCTTGTCTCAAAAAATACTTGTTTACTCATGTTAGATCAAAGTTTGTAAAAATTGAGGCAAATGAATGGGATATCGCATTGTTTTTACCAGTACAAAAATTCAAAAAGGCCGCAGCTTCTAAAGTTTGGTCAGATTCTGCTAGGAGATCGTAAATGGCGTCAATAGATGATTTTATTGCAAATATAGGAAGTCAAGGCCTTACTCAGGCAAATCGATATGAACTTAGATTGACACCACCTAATATTGGTTATTTACCAAATCCAGACAATTTTTTAAAGTTTCGTGTTCCATCTATTTCTTTGCCAGGGAAATCTATTTCGACAACGGAAACAAAAATTTATGGCCCAATAAGAATGGCTCCATATACGACTACATACGATCAATTGACATTTAGTGTATATTTAAGTGAAAACTTATATGAAAGAGATTGGTTTGAAAATTGGTTTCACCAAGTTATAGATTTTAATACACACAAAATTTCATATTATAATAATTATGTTGCACCAATGGCAGAGTTTTTAACAATTGATAAGAGAGGACAAGAGGTTCACAAAGTAAAATTTGAAAATCTATTTCCGATAACCATAGGGCCTGTCGAATATGCGTATGCAAACGAAGAACCAGCACAATGTCAGATCACAATGTTCTACAGAAAATATCGTTCTGAATATGCTGCAAATAAAGATTATATAAGACAGTTGTTAAAAGGATGGGAACGTAATCCCATCGGCCCATAATGATTAAATTATTTTTGAAGAGGATAAAATATGTTACCTACAATTAATGCACCAACATATGATTTGACTATACCATCAACAAATGAAAGTGTGAAATTTCGTCCGTTTTTGGTCAAGGAAGAAAAAATTCTTCTGATGGCACAAGAGGGAGAAGAGTTACAAGAAAAAATTGATGCGATAAAACAAATTATTGGAAACTGTTTAGTATCTGATGTAGATGTTGATAAACTTTCTACATTTGACATTGAACACATTTTCATCAAACTTAGAAGTAAGTCTATTGGAAACGTAATTGGTTTGAGTTACAATCGGGAAGATTGTACAGAAGAAGGAGCGGGGCAGGGGGGCTGTCAAATTCCTTTCACATTAGACTTAGAAAAGGCAGAGATTGAAAATCAAGAAGGACACACCAATGAATTGAATCTAACGTCAGATATTAAAATTATTATGAAGTATCCAGATTTTAATATCTTAAATTCTGTATTAACTGCAGATAGTGTAGATGATGTAATTGATGTTGTAGCTACTTGTATTGACATGATCGTTGATGGAAGTGAAGTATATAATGCGTCTGATTATTCAGAAAGTGAATTAAAAACTTTTGTTGAGAATTTAACACAACAACAGTTTGAATCTATTAACAATTTTTTCAATACAATGCCAGAAACGGCGTGTGATGTAAATATTGTTTGTAGAAAATGTGGATGGAAAAAATCGATGAAAGTAAAAGGAATTACCGATTTTTTTTCCTAAGTTTAAATCATGAGTCCCTTGCATCGATGTATCGAAATAATTTTGCGTTGATGCAGCACCATAAATATAGTTTGAGTGAATTAGAAGATATGATACCGTGGGAAAGAGAGATATATTTAAATCTTTTGATAAACTATATTAAAGAAGAAGAAAAGCGTAGAAAAGACGCAATGAGGAGTTAATATGGAAGAAGAAATTAAAGCATCTGGACATCACCCCGCTGATACTAATGGAGATGGAAAGGTTTCAAAAGAAGAAGAAAAGATGTATCTTGAGTTTAAAAGAAAAGAACTAGAAGATGCTGACGCTCGCAGAGATGCAATGCGTCAAATGGCCTGGTTCTCTTTATTCGGTATGTTACTCTATCCCTTCGCAGTAGTGATTGCAGTAGTTGCAGGATTGGATCAAGCATCAAAGATTCTGGGTGACATGGCGGCAACATACTTCGTTTCTGTCGCTGCAATTGTGGCCGCATTCTTTGCGGGCAACGCATATTCAGATAAGAAGAAGTAATAAATGGCAAGTCCTGATCTAAAAGCGGTAACAGAAAAACTTATCAGACAAAACCAAGAGGAATTGTCTGCTTCATTTAGCGCTGCAACCGATCAGTTGCAATCTGCCGCAGCTAGACAGGCCCTTGCAGAAGTTGCTGATATTCTTGGACAACAAGAAGGTATATCTGTAAAAGAATTTAAAGAAACTAAAAAGAAGATAGACCTTCTTGATGCCGATTTGGCACAACTAGAAGGTGCTACTGACCAAGAAAAGAAAGCACTTCAAGAGATATTAAGAGCATCCCAAGAAAGTATCAAACAAAACACTACATTTAAAAAATCTATTGGTGATCTTGCAACAAAGACAGTAGAAAGTTCAATTAGTGGAATTGGTGGAGTTATTACAGGTGCATTGAGTGGTAGTCCACTATTAGCATTTGGCGCATCATTTGTTGGTGACAGAATTAAACAATTCAGAGAAACAAGTAAGGCAAATAAGGCAGAGGAAGAAGAGAGACAAAGAAGAATTGTAGAACAGAAAAAAATTGAAGAAGAAGAATTTTCTGTTTTAAGAACACAAATATCAAATGAAGAAGCAATCTCAAGAGCAAATATAACATCGGAAGAAGTAGCAGCACAAGCACTTGCAAGAGGTATTACTGAACAAGAAGTTATTGACGAACAAAAGAATGCTATAATTCGTCAGGCAAAGATTGCAAAAGAGGCAGAAGATGCAAACAAGGCAAGAAAAGATGAAATCGAGTCTATTAAAAGAAGTTATGGACTTGATATGTCAGAGTCTCCAGTATCTGTCCCACAATCAGAATCCCCAATATTAGATGATAGAGAAAATATTACAATACCATCTCCATCTGAAAATGTTCAAAGTTTATCTACAGAAGAGGCATCCGCTCCAAGTGAAATTTCTCAAATTACTGAAACAAAATTAGATGATAGAGAAAATATTACAATACCATCTCCATCTGAAAATGTTCAAAGTTTATCTACAGAAGAGGCATCCGCTCCAAGTGAAATTTCTCAAATTACTGCAACAAAATTAGATGAAGTAAAAGAACAACTTGGAGAAAACAGTCCATATCTAGAAGAAGTAGTAAATCTTCTAAAATTCTTGCAGGATACTTCTGACAATCCATCTCCATTAGATTTAGAAAATCAAAGAGAAGCTAATAGAGAAAGAAAAATAGAACAAGAATTAGAGAAAAAACAAATCAAACTTCTCGAACAGATTGCAGAAAACACTGGAAACTTAGATGAAATCTCTGGTGATGGGGGTGGATTTTTAGACGGATTGTTAGGTGGAGTCGGAGGCGGCCTATTAGACGGCGTTGGAGATGGACGAAGAGGTAGAAGAGGTCGAGGTAACGTTAGAGGAAGAGGCGGTATTAGAGGTGCATTCTCAAGAGTTGGAGGAGCGGTAAGAAGTGGTGTCGGCCGAGTCGGTTCAGTAGTAAATAGGGCAAGTGGCGGAAGATTTGGCAGACTTGGAAATTTTGTAAGAAATGTAGGAACTGGGGTTACAGGAAGAGCAAGAAGTTTTGTTGGTGGTGGATTGAATGCTGCAAAAGGTGTATTAGGGGGAATTAAAAACATTGGATTGAATGCACTGAAACTTGGCGGCGGGGCAGTAGCAGGACTTGCTGCAACTGGAGCGGCGAAAACAGCAAGCGCTGCAAGTAATGTTGCGAGTAATGTAAAAAATACAATGACTTCGATGCCTGATAGAATAAAAGGCGTTGGTAGTGCAATACCCGACAAACTTCCAAAAATGCCAAGTATTTCAGTGCCCCCAAAAATGCCATCAGTAATGGATAAAATAACAGCACCAGCAAAAGGAGTTGGTGCGAAAATAAGTGGACTTGCATCTAAAGTAACTGGAAAGGGCGCCGCAAGTGTCGCCACAAAGGGCGCCGCAACTGCTGGTAAAACTGCTAGTAAGGGACTTGGGAAATCTTTATTGAAAAAAATCCCTGGCGTTGGTTTAATTGCAGGATTGGGATTTGGTGCTCAAAGAGCATTTAGTGGAGACTTCTCTGGTGCAGGCCTAGAGGTACTTTCTGGACTTACTAGTATAATCCCAGGCGTTGGGACTGCTGCGTCAACAGCGATTGATGCTGGACTCATGGCGAAGGATATGGGTGCATTTGATGGTGAAGAAGGTGCAATCGCACCAGAGATTTCTCCAGAAGATCAAAAAGCAGAGCTTCAGTCAAAAATTGCAGAGGCAAAAGACAGAATTACCAGAAGTGAAGGTGGTGAAAATGTTTATTGGGGTAGAGATTCTAAAGGTAGAGAAGAAGATGCAGCAGAAATAGAAAAACTACAAGCTGAATTGGACAAATTGAACATCACTCCAAAAGAAGAAAATGCATTTGCAAATCCATCTGCACAAGAAATGATGGATTTTGATTCTGGTGTTTCTGCACAACAATCATTCTCAAGTGATGTTCCTAACAAAAAATTAGAAGCGTCTAATATGATGGACAATGCTGCTATGGATAAATCTACATCAGAGGCAAAACAAGCTGCGAACATTATAAATGCACCGCAACAAAACACCGTGACTAATGTAACAAATAATTCAACGATTATGCCTAAACAAAAACCAGAAGTAAGACATACTGATGGTGCTGTGAGGGATGCTAAGTTATCTTTAGTGGGAGCGTGGTAGGAACCTTTCAGTTCCCACACATAACTCTTTTTGCTTCTTCGTATAAACCCTGCTGTACAAGAACGTGTGCAGCTCTTGCTCTTCCAATACGTTCAAAAGTTTCTAAAATTCTTTTAAACATCTTTTAAATCCAATTCCATTGCAATAGATTTTATCTGTGATCTTGCAATACCAATATCATTCAAATCTCTATCAGATAGGGAATTTAATTCCTTTATAGTTTCTTTTTGAAGTTTTTTCAATTTTATTCTTTTTTGCAACTCACGAATAAAATCTACAAGGGGGGTAATGTTTAACCATTCTGACGCTGTTAATACTAATTGTGTCATCTAATTCTCCGTTAATTAACATACGGTAAAATAGACATAAACATAACTGCAGCTACAATAGTAAGTGATACTGTAAGAACACTCAAACTCTTAATAATTTCTTCGACACTCATTTTATTCTCCTGTGTATGATATGTGTGAATTGTCAGCGATTCTGACACAAATATTTATTTCGCAAGTGCAGAAAATTGTCATATAATTATTACATGTTCGGTATGCAATCTAAACATATCTAAGACAAAAAAAAGGCAAGGATTTCTCCCTGCCCTTTCCCACACTCAGTTCTTTGTATGCGATAATAGATGGCGGTCGAGTGTGTTGTATACCCTCTATTACCTGTATGGACTCTGTGTCGTGTCTTACACTAACACTTCAGTGCCACCAACTGTCTAACTTTCATCTGCAAGACGTTCAAAGTATGAGATTGAATCGTCTTCTTCATCTTCATCATAAGATACAGACTTTGGTTCTGGCGCAGGCACAGATTTAGTCTGAGTAGGTTCAGTGTAGTATGAAGAATCATCAGAAACAAAATCTGTTTCTACTGAAACTGCAGACTGTTGAAGTCCAAGAACACGATCAAGGCGTTCCTTGAGTTGTTCATAAGACTTGAACTTCTCTTCACTTACAAACTCTTGCAATGAATATAGTTGATTATAGATTGTTTCCAATTCTGAATCATCATCTGAAAGTGCTTCTTGAGAATCGAATTCAGACTTATCATAATTTCCATAACCATCAACAGTGCGATACTTCAGTTTGAAGTTGGCGCCATCCCAAAAATCAAATGGGTTGTAACGAGCCTCATCTTCAAAATGAGGATTCATTGCCTCGTTCAACTTGTCAAAGATTTTCTTACCATATGAGTAAAGAAAAACTTTTCCTTCATTATCTGGGTTTGCAGGATCTTTTACAACATAAATGTTCGAAAGGAACTTAAGTTTACGTTTACGATCACGGGCAAGGTTTTGATTGTCTTGTGAACCAGTATTCCATAGTTCAGTATTAGACTCACAAACAGGACACTGTTTGTTGATTGTAGTAAGACAGTTATCAATCAACCAACCGCCTGGGCCTTTAAATCCATGATTAAACACACGAACCCAAGGAATATCTTCACCATCTGCAGGGGGAAGGAAACGAATTACAGCATAACTGTTACCATCCTTACCAATAGTTGGTTTCCAAAATCGATCATCGATATTTGATGTGGTTTGTTGTGGGGATTGGGTTTTTTCCAACTCTTCCGCAAGACGGGCAAAGTTAGAGCGACCTTTTTTAAGGTTTGCAAAAGACATAAATTTTCTCCTTTATACGTTATATGCGTTTTGTATTTTTACTAATATACTATATTATCCAAGAGTTGTCAACTAGTTTTTTTAATTAATTGACCATAATCTTCATAATAATCATCAATCAATATGTCCCTAAGAACATTAACATAATAATTAACATCTATGTCCAAGAAAGACATATAGTCTTTTACTTTCTTAGTATATATAGGCCAATAAGTTGTATCATTTATTTTGACCTTATCTATGAAAGTAAAAATCTTTTCAAAGATAATTAACGTTTCTAATGAAAGTTCTCCACGTTTTTCTAAGAATACAATAAATGGGTAGTCATTGTCAATAGATTTAAATATAGAATTGAATTCCATATTTTCTTCAGACGCCCTTGTAAACAACACATGACAATCATTAGTAAAAGTATACTTTATACTTTGAATTCTTTTCTTCCAATTTTTATATGTGTCGTAAGATTCTTTATCTAAAAGATTTCCTGTCCACATAAACTCATTACGAGAAATAGCAAGATTACCATTTTCTGTTACATTCAAGAACAATGCAAGTAAAAATTCTTCCAAACTTTTTTTATCAAACCTTCTGGAAAGTTCTTCGAAAGTTCTTCTGTCTCTCCTGTTATAATAGGTTTCTTTCTTTGGGGAAACTTTTCCTTTGTACTTTATAAAATCATACTCACTATTAAAATGACTTTTCATTGCAAGATAAATTTTAAAAGCCTCAAAGTCATCTATCTTCTTTCCAGACATGGTAATCATAGAGGCAATTTTTCTGTAGACTTCTGAACCATGTTCAGTCCTTCTGCCTCGTATTTAATTTTTTCTTTTATGAAAGGACTCAAAAGAGAAACTACATTTTCTATTTCTAAATTGTTCTTCTCACAATAGTATGTGATTGTATCAATATATGAACTGTTTAATTTAGAAACTTGTTTTTCTATCTCATCACTAAATTCTTTTGAACTCTTAAGTTTCAACATTATATTAAATTCTCCTTAGATTTACGTTACATCGTATAATATACGCTATAACGTAAAATTTGTCAATAGTTTATTCTGATTTCCAGATAGTCCAAAGACCGTAGACAATCGCTGCGTATGCAGCCCATGTAATCAAACCATCAAAGAGCAGTGCAACAACACCCATTGCAATAAGTGCGCCACCATCCCATGATGTTCTTTCAGCTAATCTATCTTTAATCCAATTTATCATATTACATTCTCCCTATAATGCTTGTGATTTCAACTTGTGCTACTGGGTCTAAATTCATAGCACTTACATCTTCCGTTTCGAAAGTTATGTCTGCCCTGCAGTCTACTTTAGACCCTTGTTTTGAAAAATAATTGGGCAAAACCTTAAAATAACTATTTTGTGAATTTATAAAGTCTCTGAAAATAAACTCGTTTTCACCAAGTTCCTTTCCCACTGACAAAGAGAATCCTAAAGCTGGAATCTTATCAATATCCCATCTTAATATTCTTTGCCATCCAAGTGGAGCGCCAGGACATAAATTACCTTTAGTGTAAAGTTCCGTACTGCGAACAGGAGTATTATCAGAGACTACTTCTGTGATTCTAAATCTCAACTTAGAATCCACGGCTGCTTTATAATCACAATATATTTTTATACTTTGTTCTTGGGCAGTGTTATTTTGATATATATGAGTGGAATTATTTGCAGTACTAATACTTTCACCAATTTCGGGTTCATCTAATGGAATTATACCACATTTAACTCGATCTAAAGTATTTGTTTTTTCATATTCAAATTTAATAGTGGTTGCAGGATTTACCGAAAAAACCTTTTCTCTATAATTGTTGGTCGCTGGTAAAATTATATTTCCATCAAATAGTACGATATCGTTGGGTCGAATTCCAGACTTTCTTTTAAAACCGCCGACAAACAAATGTCCCGCTCTTGTTCTTGTGTTGTAATCATACATCACTCCCAAATAGTCTGGGACTCCTACATATCTTCTTGCACTACTTTTTAGATATTGAACCATGTTTTTTATTTCCTACAATTGTGCTTTATATTCTGTTATCATTTCTATTAACCCATTGATATGACTATCACGCTTAGAAGTATAAACTTCTGCATCTTTCTGGTCATCAATAGCCGCAATGATTACTAGATTATTTATAGGAATTTTTGTTCGCTCTTCAAACATAACAGCATAACCAGATGCCTGTCTAAAGTAGTTCTCTAATTTATTTGGATGCATTGACTTTCTTGATGTTTTAAAATCAATTATAGAAAGTTTACCATCAAAATATGCAATACAATCACATTTTCCTGCAATTCCTAAATGTTCAGAATACATTGGCCACTCTTGAACATATACATCATCTAATCTAGTATCGAGAGTTTTTTTCAATGTAAAAAACATCTCTATATCATTCGGCATGAGTTTATTATAATCTATTTCTATGTTATTTATATAATCTTCACACAACTGATGAATAGAAGTTCCTCTCCTCGCAGCCTGGGTAGTGATTTTATTGGCTTCTTTTTCGCCTACACGTTTTCTCCACTCCATTATGGATTTTTTAGAAAAATGTGATATGACAGTTGTTATCGAAGGATATTTGTTACCATTTTCATCATAGTAATACCTAGTCCCAGACTTAAGGGTTTCACTTCGAAGTGAAAATTCAGGCAAATCCAATTCAACATGTTTAAACATAAATTACTCCAAATTTATTAAAGTATATCAAATATCCTTCGACATGTCAAGCAGTTTTATGAAACTTCTTCTTTTTCATGTCTCGACTTAATTTCTTCTATCGCCTCATCAATATTCTCTATCATTGCATTTTCAATACCATAATGTCTATCCATTATGGCCTGCAGTATAATCCCTAGAAAACTTAAATCATCAACAAGAGCTTTATTACTCAAATCAAATCCATACTCATCTGTCATAATATAAACAAATTCATCAAGAAGTTCATTTGTCATTCCAATAGACTCATCATAATCTTCATCCATACCACCTAAGTTAATAAACGACTTTATATCTTCTAAGTTATTACTTTTAGATTTTACTTTAGCAGAAAAAATATCTTTTGCTTCGATTATGTTTTTCATTTGGAGTCTCCTTTAGGCAAAACCTAATTCTAATTTATTAATTATGTAGGACTTTACCAAAGGACTTCTGACAATATCTTGTTGCATAAACTCAATGAAAGAAAAACGATCCATACTTTTTATGATTCTCATAAAATCAAGTATTCCATTTTTTTCATCTTTCCATTTAAAGTCTGACTGTCTAAAGTCTCCACAGAAAATTATTTTACAGTTGTCTCCTATTCTAGTTATGACAGAATCAAGTTCATGAAAATTCATGTTCTGGCATTCATCCACAATAATAATACTATCATAAAAGGTCATACCTCTTATGTAAGATGTCGAGTTAAAATTTATGAGGGAAGTTTTTCGTAAACTTTCGTATGCGCTGCCACATTCAAATAATTCGTTTACTATGGTTCTATATGGGGTTTCATATGATTGAAGTTTTTGTTTTTCCGAGCCGGGCAGAAAACCCATATCCCTTGTCGGAACAACACTTCTAATAATTTGTATATCTCTATAACTAGAAGATTTGTTCATTAATTCATCTAGTGCAAGGTATAAAGAAATATATGTTTTTCCTGTCCCTGCAACTCCATGAAGAAACAAATGATCTTCATAAAAGGCATCAAATACTTCTTCTTGTGCCGGTGTTATTGGTGTAATTTTTTTAAGTTGTGTTCGTGCGTCAATCCCTATTAATCTACTATTACTGTTTGATTTTGTCTTTCTAGTTTTTCTACTCACTAATGAGACTCCTCTGAAAGTCGGAATCTACGGTGAAAAATTACATATTAAATTTAGACTCTGTTTTAACTGCTCCCGGCACCTTTGCCACTCTATCTAGTACATTCTCCTTAAATGATTGTGGAACTTTTTGTTTGCCCATGCGAATAGGATCTCCAATACTTGGAGCACCAGTAAGAAATTGTTGGATTTTTCCTGCAACACTACAGTTGGGACAAGAGCCATTTAAATGTTCTTCTCTTTCAGCAATACGGCACCAAACTTCATATTCATGTTCACAATTATTACATTTAAAATCATATCTTGGCATAATTTATTGTTTCTCCATAATAAGTTCTTGCGTGAATTTATTTTTCACAATAGCATTCCATTGGTTAAGGTTTAAAGAGGTTAAATTACCTCTATCATTATATATCTCTAACCATCTCTACAACGTTGCGTTTCACGCATTTTTAAAAAATGGGGGGCGTTGCACCCCCCATTAAAATTACTCTTTAGTTGAAATAAAAGTATACAACTCTTGAGCCTTTTTCATGATGTCTTGAGGGGCAGGCATTTCTGGTTTCATGTGTTGTGTATGCTGAACCAATTCCTCAACACTTTTGTTCCATGTCTCTGCAGTCGCATTCAAAGTTTGCCAATATGTATCCATTGCCATATGGTAACTTTGTTCAGACATATCTTTTGCCATTTTTAAAACTTCTAGTCTAATTTCAAATGGATTTTTATTACTCATCATATTTCTCCTTTTTTGTGTGATGTGTGTAATTAGCAACTTTATAGGAAGTTACCACCTTTATTATATAGTACAAAAATTAGAATGTAAAATTAATTCCTACTTTTGCATCTTCATATTCAAACTCTTCACTCGCTTCAATATTACTGAAAAGTGAAAGTTGTGGAGACACTGCATATGAAATACCTAAGTTAACACCATCAAAATTAATTGTGTCTGATGCTACATTAGAATCATATGAGAAGTCTGCCCATGGACGCAAAACAAATCCTTGTGGAAGCGCCATTGTATATCCCAGTTCAGATGTAAAATTTTCATTTTCTACACTATACTCAACTTGGCCATCTACATAACCTTTAATGCCTTCTGCCATTGCAGACGAACATAAAAAAACCGCCGAAGCGGCTCCGAATAAAAACTTTGTCATTTATTAAATCCTTTTACTATGACTTTGGGCCCGTTTGGTAACAAGGTGGAACCCATACCCCGCTGATCATGCTGCTAGAGCAAACTCAGGTGCAAAGTTATCGTTTGCGTTTAGTTTTGTTCGACCGAATATCGTAGGTCAACACGGTAATCTACTCTCATCTCTACACACCTGTCGATCCTAGTTCGCCCCCATCAAAGATACACTATAGCTTTTTCCCCTAACGAACATTGCCTAGGATTGTCTAGCGAGCCAGCCACGGCTGTTTTGTTAATAATGTATCTTTGGTGGAGGCGTTGGGTACTGCCCCCAAGTCCAGTATGTATGTTGAATCGTATCAACAATTACAATTGTATTTATACACTATTCTTTTCTTTTTGTCAAGCAAAAAATAATATAAAAAATATAATGCATTAATACAACACCAAAAAACTCATACATTACTATATTTTTTTCTGGTGTAAATATCATTAAACTTTTTCCAAATAAACCTAAGAGGAATAGAAGGATAAAGTAAGAAGTCATGGGGATACTTAAAAAATACCCCCATTTTAAATTCATACCATTAGCTCAAAGTGTGGAGCATCAATAAATGGGCGTCTTCCCTGAGAACGTCTTAAATCAACGTAGGCGTTCATGGCATCTTCCATGGAACCATCCCACTCTCTAATGTCATCAATGTGCCAGGCTGCGCCCCAGCGGAGTGCCACACCCTCTTCGATTGCGGCCGCCTTCATTGCATCGGCAACTTCATCATACACATTGATTTCCCAGACGCCACGGCCTCCAACATAGGCCATTAAGTCTACTGCAAGTCCATCAAGATGTTTACTCTTCATTGTTTGACTTGCGCCCTTTGCAACTAAAGCCTCTTGTTCTTCGAGCGTTCTTAAACCTTGAATCACTCCAAAATCGACCTCAGTCAATTCGATGGCACGGCTGACAACTCTAACCATGTCATCATGAACACCTTCTAATTTAGAAAGTGATCTATTCGATAATTTAAAAGCCATTTTTAATCCTTTTCTTTTTCGTTTTCGAAGTTAGTAAATTTAAATGTAACGTCATCTGGAGTTAAAGATACGTTATAATCTTGAGTAAAAGAAATATCGGAAGTATCTAAAGTAATACTCATACCATCAGTAATATCCATTCCATCAAATGTGATAGAACCTATATCATACTCCCCAGAAAAAACATAATCATTAGAACCAGTAGTCAATGTTATATTTTCTTCTTTTTCTTTTTTAGGAAATGCAACAATTTTGGCAGTGTCATCTAAACCATTAAGTCTATTATA